AACTGGGATTACGACGCAACTGCTCCTGTTCCTCTTACTACAGTATCTTCTGTTGTTGATGATAGCACCCCCGAAAAAATTGTCACGATTGGTAATGTAAGTGATGTTCGTGAGAAATTATTGTTCTCTCTAGACAATAACAGCTTCTTAACTAATCCTATCGTAGATATCCAGAAGTATTACTTCTACAAGTTTGATGTCAGTCATCCTTCGATGCTGAACTCTTACCTTGATATCTCCACCAGTCCAAACTTTAACGTCTTTACCGAAGAGAAAGAGGTTGGTTTGACGGAACCTGGAAATCCTGGAGCATTTGTTAGAATCAGACTTGGTTACGGTGCAAACATTGGAGAACAGGAGAGAAAGGATGTCAACTTTACGAGTTACTACTATTTCTTGACTTCTTCTACAACTGATACCGAGGGATCTTATCTACGTATTATTGACGACCCTCTAGCAGGTAGAAAAGAGGTTGCATATACCACAGACACTAAAATTGTCTACAAACTTCAAGATGTTCCACAATATGATGGAACTGGCGATATTGCTTATACAGGTAGATCTGTTGGTAAGATCCATTCGATCAAACTTGACAATCTTGGATCTGGATATGAGAAACTGCCCACTATTAAGGGTGTGGTTCCTGCAGATGGATATAAAGCGGTTGTTACTGCTGTGAGAGATGCAACTACAAATAAGATTATTTCCATCGATATTGTATCACCTGGTCAACAATATTCCAAACCAGAAGTTGTTGTTTCTTCTGGATTGGGAAGTGGTCTAAAAGCAGTTGCTGATTTGGAAAATGGCATTGTAACCCAGGTTAGAGTTTTAGAACCTGGCAACTACACAACTACACCATCTATTGAAATTATTGAAACTGATAACAAGCTGTTCTTCAATTCCAATGATATTGGTATTCCACAAAATATCAGTTTTGTTGCAAATGGATCTGGATTCCATACCGACCAAACAATTAAATCAAATTATTACACGCCAGATGTTCTTATTCTCGACAACTTTGAATTAGATGCATTTAGACCTGGAGAAACTATTGAACAAAAAGTCAATGGTATTATCGTTGCTCAAGGTGTAATTGCTCCTGATGGTTGGAGAATTGGATCTAATATCATGCGTCTCCAAGATATTGTTGGTGTCTTTAAAGAAGGTGACACTATTATCGGAAAGAGTAGAAAGAAGACTGCTCGTATCCAAAGAATCAATAGATCTTCGTTTACCACAGATATTGTAACTAGAGAAAGAACTATTGGCAGATTTACGTCTGACAGAGGAAAAGTAAGTTCTAATAATCAGAGAATTCATGACTCTGATTTCTATCAAGACTATTCATATGTGGTTAGATCCAGAACACCAATCAAGCAATGGCGTGATGTAGTTAAAGACACTACTCACCCCGCAGGATTCAAGATGTTCGGTGAGATCTATCTAGACTCCGAGGGCACATCTGATATGCCATCTGATCAGAAGGCATTTAAGTCCACCATGTATTTGGTTGGTCCTCCTCTTGCAGTATCTTCTCTGTCTACAAAGAGAACTATTCAGCAACAGGTAATCAAAGTACAGGATTCTAGAGTTACTAGAGGTGAGGGATCTGTTTCTGTATCTGACTTCGATGAGACTCTCACTAGAGTTAGAGAGTTGACTCTATCCCCTGCTTTTGATGGTCGTTACGATCCACAGACTGGATTGAAGATTGGTAATAGACAATTTACTATTATCGATGCTGCAACTGGTAGTGCATACACTCCATATAATGAACAAGAAATCTTGATGACTATTGATGGTGTTGCCCAGAGACCAGGATACTCTTTCAAGGTTGTAGGAAATCAACTCACTTTCTTCGAGGCACCTCTTGGACCAAGAGTCACTGAAGATCAAATAGTTCCTCCCCAGAAAGCATATATCAGGGCATTCAAGTTTAGAGAAGATACAGACAATGCACGTTATCTTAAGCGTCTGAAAAATATCGCAGATTCGTTCGATGGTAGAACCAGAATCTTTGATCTCAACTGGGAAGATGGCAGTGTCGTAAAAACACAAGTCAACGAAGATTTGTTTGTATATCTCGACGGAGTATTGCAGCAAGGTTCATATGAAATCAGACGATTCTCAAGCCCAAACAAAACAGATCGTATCGCTTTTGATAAAGCACCCAAAAACTACAAAGACCTATACGATGCTGATGCTTTTCCACAAGAACTACAGAATGAGACATATTTCTATGGATTTGGTGTGGGTCTATATGAAAGACTTGGAATCGACAAGAGAATAATTCCATTCACTCAAAATAATCAGTATCTCATCTATGATGCCAACAACAATGTAAGAAACATTGACAATCCATTATATGTCTATGTTTATGTCGATGGTGTCCTACAAAGACAAAATCTATCGTATAAGATCAATGGTGCTGCGATTACTTTCATGCAACCATTGGAGTATACAGAACAAGCAGATGGATCCTACACATGTGCAAGAGTAGATATTCTTCGCCTATATGGCAAGAATTATCAGTCTACCCTTAACCTCTTTAATTACGAAGCAGATGTTTTCTATAACAGAGCAACTGTGACTTTTGATGGTGCAGGAACCTATGACACATTGTCTTCTTGGTATATCTTGAATACATCTGACAAGACCACTGTTAGACAAGGTGATAGAATTTGGGGCGAAATTATCGATCTTCAGCCTGGTTCTGGTAACCAGTTTACTGTTGCACTGAAGTCTCAAAACATTGACTTTATCGCTGGATCTGATATCACATTTGATAGAGGAGATGGCAACCCACTGACAATTACTTTCGCAGACTATTCTATTGCATATACAACAAATGCTGCTGGCGAACGTATTCTAAACAGAGTTGAATCTAACTATGTTCCTTTCCTACCTACTGATGATGCATTTGATAGTTATGACTATCGTGGAGAAATCCTAAAAGAGCATCCAAGTCTTCGTAGAGGAGATAAGATTCAAATTGATGGTGAACTATCTTACCGCAACATCTTGAGTTCCCCAATTTTTGCTAAAGCAACTGATTATCGTAAGGGTGGACAAGCATCTGCTAACTTCTTTGCTAAAGTTGCTGCTAGTGATTATAACGGTGATGTTCTAGGAGAAGGTCTATCTGTCACTGCAAATATTGATACTGGTAAGGTTATCTCCTTGGATTGGAATAGAAGAGAACTCACATATTTCTTCAATAATAATATTCTCATCAATCCTACTGCATACAACTATAACAGTCCACCAGTATTGAACTTCATTCCTACTAATGGAGAAGGTGGTGGTGCTAGAGCACAAGTTCTAGTATATGGAGGTCAAATCATCGACATCATCCTGGTCGATGGTGGTTCTGGATATACTGCTCCACCAAGAGTCGTCGTATCTAGAGGATATAATATTGTCCGTGAAAATAATCACCCAGAGTTCTCTGCTGTCAGAACAATCTTTGGTGGTCAAGGTGAAGGATTGAATGCAACTATTCAAACAACATCTTCTGTCATTGATCTATATCAAAGAAATCCATTTGAACATATTGCTGTTCTCCAATCTCCTAATCCTCTAGGAAGTGGAAGACTAGTAAGCAGAGGAATGCATTTAGTTACTCCTGAAATTGGAATGGGATTCCCATTTGAACAGGACATCATTACACATATTCAGTATGTTGTTGCAACTCAAACCCCATCCGCTATTGAGCAACCAACTTTCATCAGAGTCTTCCTCGAAGAACAAAATATCGGATATGGTGAGTTTAGAGCAGATAAGACTAGACACTTTACTTCTGGTGTTATTGCACTGGACGAGAATCCAAATCTAATCTTTGCTGACTTCTACACTCAAGGAAAACTAGGTGGCACAGTTGCATCCTTCCTTGATTATCTGTATTTGGATGCTGGATATGCAAATGTATCTGGCATCTCTCTTGAGCAACTGGAGTTGACTTATACACAGTTTAAGGGTATCAGTGAAGGTGTTGATACTTGGATGGAAAACATGTTGTTGAATAACACATCACTAACCAGTGATGGTACAGTATTCAACCCTGGTATTCCATCTTCTCAAGAGTTGATGTCTTATCTAGATGCTCCACTGACAACATCATCTACTGTCGTCTATATTCCCGATACAACTAACTTCCCAGACAGTGGCAAACTGCTCGTCGGTAAAGAACTTGTAACATATACATCCAAGTTACCTGATCGTTTGATCGGTGTTGCAAGGGGAGTCGATGGCACAACAGCAGAAGCACATTCTGCTGGTCAATTTATCAGGACTATCGGTCTAGAGACAACTCTCTAAAAACACCGTATAAATATAAATAACACAGAAATCCACACCCGTATCTCTTATTTCAATGGCTGCTATTATCTCGGAAAAGTTTAGAATTTTCAATGCGAAGCAGTTCCTAGAGTCTCTAACAGAGGGTTCTAGCGATACTGGTGCTGACAGAAGTCGTATGTACTTCTTTGTCGGCAGACCCCAAGCATGGGACTCGTATTTAGAAGTTTATGCAACAGACGGCGGATCTTTCACCGCTGGCAATCAGGTATATGTTGGTGCTGCTCTTGGCAGTGCTACATTCAAGGGAACTATCGTAAAAGTTTGTCCCAATAGCTTACTAATTACTTCGGTTGGTCCTCTTCCAACTGCTGCTCCTGCTTTGGGATCGGCATTGAAAGAGTCCGATGGTTCGGCAGATACGGGTGTTACCGCAACCACGGGTGTTTACAGATATTCTACGGAGAACGTTCCTCCTGTACCCCTTGACAACCAAACCGAGAAATTCAGCGTTTACGACGACATTATTGCAGCGAAGAGAATCACCTCTTCTTATGCACGCTCTGTTGTAAGAAGATACAACTGGGATACAGCAAACAATCCCAAGTTTGACATGTGGAAACCCAACTATTCTGCTACCCCAGCTGGTGGTGGACAGATTGGCGTCTCTACTGCTACGGGTGCGACTGGTATTAGTTCTGCAAAGTTCTATGTAATGAACCAGAACTACGAAGTATTCAAGTGCCTCTACAACGGCGAAAGTCTTGCTAACCCAACTGGCGTAAACGTAGTTCACGAACCCAAGACTACTCCTTCTGCAGGTCTTGGCACATATGCTAATGGCATCTTTACTGCTCCAGATGGTTCTTACATCTGGAAGTACATGTACACTATGCCTACCGATGATGTACTAGCATTCCTCTCTTCTGACTTCATGCCTATTGCTGCAGCAGGAGAGACCAGCAGAGTTGCAACTGAAACTGCTGCAGTTGCTGGTTCTATCAACGTTGCACTAATCAAAGATGCTGGCACTGGTCTTACCAATGGCACCTTCTATGCTCCTATCCTAGGAGATGGTGCTGGTGGTATCGTCAAACTGACTGTTACTGGTGGTGCTATCTCTGCTGCTGAAATTGAAGCAGTAGGTTCTGGATACACTTATGCTTCTGTTCCTGTTGTAACTGGTGTTGCTTCTGGAACCGCTGGAAGCACTGAAGCAATCGGTCTTTTCACTGATATAGCACTAACTGTATCTCAAGCAGTTGCAGCAACATCTGCTGCAGCACTTGAAGTGATTCTCCCTCCTCAAGGCGGTCACGGTTCTGACTTCGAGACTGAACTCAACGCAAAGCGTGTCATGACGAACATTCGTCTCACCTTTGTTGAGAACGCAGGAGACTTCCCTGTAGATAACGACTTCCGTCGTATCGGTATTATCAAGGATCCCCTTGAGTACGGCACAACCACCTTCGCTACCGCTGACACTCTATCTGGTCTTAAGGCAGTCAAACTAACTGGAGCAACTGGAAACTTTACTCCAGATGAGATGATCTCCCAGACCGTTGCTGGTGGCACTGCAAAGGGCACTGTAGTCTCTTGGACCCTAGACGCTGGATCTCCAACTCCAACACCTTCTACCCCTGGTAGCGGTGTTCTGAAGTACATTCAGAGTCCAGAGTATCATACAGACGCTAATGGAATCGTAAGAGACTTCGCATCTGATGCTGCTAATGCTATCACTGGTGCTGCTTCTGCTTCTCAAGGAACTGTTGAGGTTGCATTGGCAGATGGAACCCAACTTGTAGGCGCTATCTTCACCGATGGTCTAGCAGATCCCGAGATTGAGAACAACTCTGGAGACCTGATATATATTGAGAACAGAAGACTAATCACTAGAGCTGCTGACCAAATTGAGGACATCAAGTTAGTCATCGAATTCTGATTATAAACAAAAACAAGACGGTAGTTTAATACAATGCCACAGAAGACTAATCTTAAAGCCGCCCCATATTTTGACGACTACGATTCAAGAAACGACTTCTACAAGGTATTATTCAGACCTTCCTATCCTGTCCAAGGGAGGGAGCTGAATACTACCCAGTCGATTCTGCAGAATCAGATTGAGAGTTATGGTAAATATGCATTCAAGCAGGGAGACCTTGTTGTCCCTGGTGAGGTTGGTCTAAACAAAAAACTAGACTTTGTAAAACTATCGTCTGTTTCTGAAGTCGCTGTTAATGTTGGCGACGAAATCATTTATCAAAAATATGATATCGACAACCTTGTTGGTCAAAAAATCAACGGGTTGTCTTCTGGCGTTATTGCTCTTGTGCAAGCAATTGTAAAAGCAACTGACAATAGTGCAGACACACTTTATGTAAAATATTTAAATGCTGGTGATGGAGGAGATGAAGAAAGGTTCCGTCAAGGAGAAACGCTCGAAGTTGTGGATGGCGTTAATAGCCCTCTTCTCGTTGTTGGCACTGACGGGAGTGTTCTACCTACTAGCGTTGCGGTAACTGACCCAGATACACAAGTTACCACCTTCGTAGAGAGTGGTGCAATGGGATATGCTTCTGCTGTACAGGTAGAAGAAGGTGTATACTTTGTTAATGGATACTTTGTAAGAAATTCTGCAGACCTTATTGTTGTTGATGGATATAGCGATAATCCTTCAGTAAAAGTTGGATTTAAAGTTACAGAAACTCTGGTAACACCAGAGGAAGACCCAACATTATATGACAATGCATTCGGATCCTCAAACTATGCTGCTCCTGGAGCACATCGTCTGAAGATTAGTTTGGGTCTAGTCAGATATTCTTTTGAAGAGACTCCCGATAAGAATTTCATTCAACTTCTTTCTATTAAGAATGGAGTTATTCAGAAGCAGGTAAGACAAGCTGCATACAATACACTTGAGAATACTCTTGCTAGAAGAACCTACGATGAGTCTGGTGATTATGTCGTAGATTCTTTTGATTTTGACATCAGAGAGTTTTACCAAAGAGAAGGTAATCGTGGTGTATATGCACCAGGTGTTAATGGTCTCATCGGTCCCAACGGACTGACTGCAGTGGAAGCAGCAGACAAAATGGTCGCAACCATTGGACCTGGTAAAGCATACGTCCGTGGTTTTGAGATTGTCAACAAAGAAACCAAATACATTGAAGTTGACAAAGCAAGAGATACTCTTTCTAGAGATAATGTAACGATCAAATCTAATGGTCTTGCAGCATTTACCATTACTAATGTATTCAATACCCTCCCTCTGAATGCCGAGGGTGCTGATCTAACTGCATTCCCAACTATTTTCTTGAACTCCACCTATAACGATGGAGTCAATGGAACAAATGATCTAGAAGACTCTACAAGCTATATTCAGACTATCGAGAGAAGAGGTCTTGGATACAGCAAAGACGATGCTATCAAGACAATTTATGTACAGGCAGCAATCGATCTAGGTCTTATCGATGAGTCAAGTATTGAACCAAATACTCCTGCAGACAAGGCAGACATCAAAACACTACATTTTGTCACCTCTAGAACTGCCACTAATGGTGTAGCATCTACTGCTACTGTAAAGGTTCTTTCTTTCGCAAAGATTACTAGACCAGAAGTTGGTGATGTCAATGCACAATATTTACAACTAACTGTTCTAGGTAGAAAAGATTATCTAGATAACTTCTTCCTTGAGTATGATGATAACGTATCTACCAGAAGAAGATTCCTTTATAAGTCTCTAGCAGAAGTTCAGCAGGAAATTAATGATGTTGGGTACATTATCGATTATGATAATACTATTGTTCCTCTTATTGGTGTAGCAAAACCAAAAGATATCAGTCTTGTTAGAAGACCTGACGGTTTCAATGAAGATACTGATATTGTTATTTCTCGTGGTAAGCTTTCTGACGGAACTCCTACTTACAGCGGTAAGTTCAATCTATCTTATTTCAACCCTGTCTTTTTCACACGTCTCCTGGTAGATTCTTCAATCACCAATGGATTTGCGCCTGGTAAGTATATCACAGGCAGCACCAGCGGTGCCTACGGCGTCGTAGAAGGCGCTTCAAATGGTTACCTGTCTCTTGGTAAGAGTCTGTATGTTAAGACGCTCTACGGAACCTTCTTGCCTGGTGAGACAATCTCCAGTGAAGAGGGCGATCTCCTCCGTATTGCACAAGAGAATACTATTTCTCACTTTGTTGTTGCAAAACAAGGAACTGGTTATACATCAGGATCCAGAATTTCTATCAACGGCACTCGTTTTGAACTCAAGGATATCAATGTAGGTATCAATGGCGGAACTCTCTATAAAGTAGAAATCCTCAATAGAGATGTTACACAGACAGAATATGCTGCACCTCCAACCATTGACATCGAAGGAACCAGTACAATTGTTGCTAACGTTGTTCCTGTTCTATTCAAGAACACAGTTCTGACTTATACAGCACAGAACGTCAAGTCTCTATATTCGGAGTTTGGATCTTCTAGTAAGTTCTCTGCTGACGTTGAAACTCAAGACACAGCATTCTCCGAAACAAAAACAGTAACTCAATTTACTTTTTCTGGCACCAAAGGATATAAGTTCCTTGAGTGTAATGGATTTGGTGCGGATGCATCATTGATGCTTGTCCAAGGTGATATTATCCAGTTCAACGATGATACAGGTAGACTCAACAAGTTCATCGTAGATCATGCAACCGTTCCCAGAGGAACTGATAAATCTAGAGTCTATTTCAGTAGTGCTCTCCCAGATTCAGTAACTTCTGCAACTGTTGTTAGATTACGTCCTGTTATTAGCAATGGAACAACATCTACGTTACTATTCCCAACAGGCAGTAAAGAAGTTGGAAGTCTCGTCAGTTCTACTGAAGACACCAAGATCAGTTACTTCATTAGAAGAGACTTTGTAACTACTGGCAGTGATAATGGTGGTAATATTACTTTCGCTGCACAATTAGACTTTGGTACACAGAGATTTACTCAATTCACAGAAAGAGACTTCCTTATCACAGTTCTTGATAAAGGTGGTTCCGATCTAGTAGAGACTGGTGATGTCATTTATGTTTCTCCAGATTTTGTTAGCATCTTGAATACTACAGATGCTACATCTGGATTGTCTTCAGGTAGTATTACACTTACTTTCCCTGGTAACTACTTTGGCAACAACGTAACGAACTTCCCCAAACTGAAGTTGACCGCTACCATCGAAGTCTCCAAGGGTAGACCAAAACTTAAGACAGCAGTTAAGAACAAGAGAATTGTTATCACCTCTTCAGGCGATCAAGTTCTTCCTTTGCGTGGTCTTGACTACGATAGCGACAGTAGTGAAGTTCTATCTTTCTCTGATGCATTCAAAGTAAGGTACATTTATGAAGGATCAGCATCCGCTCCCCCAACAGTTGATGTCAATGGCAATCTGGTTGTTGGTACAGATCTTACTGACAGATTTACTTTTGATGATGGACAAAGGGATACATTCTATGACGTATCCAGAATCGTACTGAAACCTGGATTTACACCACCTACTGGACAAGTTGTTGTTGCTTTCGATTACTTCGAGCATTCTCAAGGTGACTTCTGTACCGTTGACTCTTACATCCACGAGGCAGGTGTTGTAGCAGATGAGATTCCTGATTTCAACTCTGCTGTACATGGTAATTTGAGCCTGAAGAATGTTATTGACTTCAGACCCAAGGTAGATTCAACTGCCATTGTTACTGGTTTCCAAGATACTTCATTGCTGTCACAAGCAGAATACATCAACTTTATTGGTGCAGGCGGATCTGTATCCAGCACACCATCTTCTGCTAGATCTCTGCCATATACTATCTCCTTTACTGAATCACAGTATCTGGATAGAATTGATGGCGTCTTCTTGAATAAGAAGGGCGAGTTTATTATTAAGCAAGGCAATGCATCTCTAAACCCAAGTAAGCCAGAGATCATTGAAGATGGCATTCCTCTCTACTACATTTTTGTCCCTGCTTTCACCAAGTCAAGTAAGGATGTAAGAATTACTCCTGTTGACAACCGTCGTTTCACAATGCGTGATATCGGTAAACTGGAGAAGCGTATTGAGCGTCTTGAGTATTACACTACCTTGAGCATTCTTGAGCAACAAGCACTCAACATGCAAGTCAAGGATACTCTAGGCATCGACAAAACCAAGAGTGGTTTCCTTGTAGACAACTTCGAGACACATAGCGTAGGTAATGTCAAGTCTATTGACTACCTGTGCTCAATCGATGCTCAACAGTCCGTCTTAAGACCACAGTCCAAGGAAGATAACTTCAGATTACAAGAAGTCAACAGAAGAGCAGATCAAAGAAGAATTGCTGGATATACAAACTCTAATGGTGTTGTAACTCTACCATTCTCTGATGTCACATATGCAACTAATGAGTTTGCAACCAAGACAGTGAATCCAAACCCATTCGTTGTCATTCAATATGTTGGAGATGCTGCTGTTCATCCTAATGTTGATCAGTGGTATAACGACACTGTTGCTCCTCTGGTCACAGACAACAACACAAATCTGTTCTCTGTATTCCTTGGCAAGCAAGATGTTCGTGTTGCATTCTCTAGCATCTATAACTCCTTTATCATTAACTGGGTTGGCGTAGATAAGTCTTTCTACAACCTCAAGAGTTTTGCCGAAAATAACACAAGAACTGCAGAAGCAACTGTACAGAGTGCAACTGTAGCGACTTCTTCTAACATCAGTCCACAGAACAACGAGATTGCCAAAGGTGTAGGATACAAAACCATCAACGGCACTAACGTAGCAAATTCACTTAAGTTCTTTGCTAGATCTGTTCCTATTAAGTACATTATCAGAAGAATGAAGCCAAGGACACAATTGAGTGTCTTTATGGAAAAGAGAGATATTGGTCGCTGGGTAAACCCTGACTCTAGATTTACTGGAATTGCAGGAAACTCTTCTACAGTATTCAATGGCAATATCACTACTGATGAATATGGTAACGCTAGTGGCATTATTCTTGTTCCATCGGGATATGCTCCAAAAGAGAATACTTCTTGGACAGGTGATGTAAATACGGTCATCATGGATGACACTTCCGAAGAGATGTATTTCTCTACAGGCGCAAAGACTATTAGATTCACTTCTAGTTCTTCTGACGCCGACATTGCTACAGTTGACTCTTTTGCAGAAGTCAAGTTCTATGCAACTGGTCTTCTGCCCGAAGCACCAGCATCTATCATCTCTACCGCACCTGCTATCTTTAAAGCTAACGAAGGTGTTCAAACCATTGATAGCAACACCGAGAACACTGCCAGACCGAACCCAATGGCACAGACCTTCACTGTGGAAAACTTTGAGGGTGGTATGTTCACTACTGGCGTTGATTTATTCTTCAATAAGAAGAGTACAACTATTCCATTAAGAGTTTACCTAACCAATGTAGAAAGTGGCAAACCTGGCAAGTATATTCTGCCTGGATCTCAAAAGACTCTATATCCAGATACCTTCATCAAGGTATTTTCCTCTGGAAACATCACTATTAAGAAGGGTGAGTATATTACTGGTAGACAGAATCTTGCCTCTGGTCCTATTGCCAAAGTTCTAGATAGAAACAACTTTGAGGTTGTGCCTTCTGCTAACGGTGACATCTTCATCACCAATGAGCAAGTCTATACCTTTGTCTTGAGCAACCATAATGGATCTTCTTTCGTTGCTAATGAAGATCTAACACTAAATTCGGTCACTACTTACAACAATGCCAACAATGCTACTGTTGGTCTGAAGATCGCTAAAGATTCTGGTCGTGTTTCTAAACTGAACATTACTAATCTTGGATCTGGATACGAGAGTGCAACTATCACCATTGAAAGTCCTCAATTACCTGGCGGTAGCAATGCTACAGGATCTGTCAAGGTTTCTGGTGGTCAAATCTTCTTCAGCGAAGTTGCACTAGCTGGTAGAGGATATACAGAAGCACCTTCTGTTGTTATTAGAGGCACTGGCGCTGGTAATAATGGTGCTGTAATTGAGTCTGAAATTGAGATTGATGAGCCTGCAGTTAGAATGGGTATTGCGATTGATGAAGAAGGATCCATTCAGTCTACAACTGCTACAAGATTTGATTTCGACTATCCAGTCTACCTACAGAACAATTCTGAATACGCACTCAACATCGAATGTGACAGTATTGAGTATGAACTATGGGCATCTAGACTAGGCGATACTGATATCTCTTCTGGTCTTGTTGTTAATGCACAACCACTTCTTGGTTCTGTATTCAAGTCACAAAACGTAGATAACTGGACCGAGGATCTATTTGAAGATATTAAGTTTACTCTCTATAGAGCAGAATTTGATAACTCCAGAACTGGTGAACTTCTAATCAAGAATGAAGATCTTGGATACACTGCATTGCAGAACAATCCAATGGAGACATATGCTCTTGCAAATAGCACAGCAACCTCCCCACTCTTCAAAAACAATAGCTCTATCATTAAGGTATACCATAGAGATCATGGTTTTGAAACTGGAGGAAACTCGAAGGTATTCTTCAGAGGTCTTGAAGACTTTGCTGGATATGATGCAAGCACTGTAGAATCTTCCCTATTCCAAGTATCTAATGTAGGTATCGACACTTACAATATCGTCGGTCCTACTAGAGCATCTGATACTGGATTCTTTGGTGGTTCAACTGTACTAGCGTCTTACAACAGAAAGTACGAAAAACTGTACGCACAGATTCCATACCTACAAGTTTCTGGTACAAAGATCGACAGCATGGTAAGAACTACCAACATCGTTCCTGTTGATAGCAACACCAAGAACTTTACTTCCTACTCTATCTCTGACTTCGAGACTACATTCCTCAACGAGGAACAGTATTTCCTAAATCAGAAAGTTGTTGCTTCTAGCATCAATGAGAGCTTGAATAATCTAGACACTTCATTAGCATACAAACTGAAGTTGTCTTCCGAACAATCTTATCTATCTCCTGTCATTGACTTGAGATCTGCTTCTGTCAAGACTATTACTAACAGAATTGAAAACGCTGCTGGTAGTGAAGACAGATATGGTAAGAGATATCAGCAGATTCAGCTCTTCCCCATCTATAAGTTCACAGTTAGTGGCAATGAGGACAGCGGAACTGCAGTTCCTATTGTTATCAACCAAAATGTTACTGGCGTAACTTCAGGAGCACAATCCGAAGTTCTTCGTGTTATTGGAAGTGATGTTTATGTGAAGATCAAGAATTCTGTAAACTTCGACATTGGAGAGCAACTGTTCTTCAGCACCCAGTCTGCTGCTGGTGGTGATCTGGAGGGCATCACTGTTACTATTTCTACTGATGGAATCTTCGATCAGATTCCTAACTTTGTTGTTGGAACAACAGTAACTGCTTTCAACCCCGCACAAAGAATTGATAAGTATGAGAATAAGATCAGTGGCAAGGTAATTGTTTGGGATACCAAGACCAAGACTCTTACTCTAGAGAATGACAAGAATCCTATTAACGGAAACTACACCAGCGAAATCACATTAGGTAGTGATTATGCAAGAAGCAGCACTACAAGTGAGCAACTTGCTGATGTATTCCGTGTAGGAGATCTAATTGACTTTGACGGATCTTCCTTCGAGACTTCCAAGTATGCAGAGATCAAATCTATGACATACACGGATGGTGTTGATTATGTTGGCGAGGGTGGATCGGTCAATACTTCTGGTGTCGCCAAGTATGTTACTAAAGAAGTCGTCCTTGCCTCTCCCGCCACTGGAATCAACGTTAATCTCACGGTTAATGTAAGTGATGTCAATAATTTACAGGTTCTATATAAGGTGAAACCAGAAGCATCCCAGCAAAAGTTTGATGACCTCAACTGGGAATACTTCAATGGTAATGGTGCATCTGACGATGATGTTATTGCAACCGCAGAAAACAGCATCTCTGGTCAGTTTGAGTCACAATCTGCATATCAAGAATTGAAGTTCAGTACAGAAGATCTTGCTGACTTCTCTTCGTTCGCAATTAAGATCGTGATGAAGTCTGACAATCCTTCATATGTACCCAAGATCCAAGACATGAGAGCAGTTGCTTCCTTCTAATATGAAACTATCAGAATATTTAAAAGTAGAGGGACAAGAAAATCTTGTCCGTGATATGAATACGGGTGCCATTATTAACACGGCACCCAAACCCAAGAGGAAACTCGCAGAAGAGTTTAAAAATGTACAGGATGATCTAAATAGTTTGAAGGAAGAAATGTCCGAAATTAAGTCCCTCCTTAAGCAGTTAATCAAATGACACTACGCAACGTACCAAAGGCGCATACGCTGGAACAGCAGCGTCAAGAGATTAACTTAATCGCATCTGACCTCAACACCGCGATCGATGGTGTACAAACGTTTGGTGGGGATAAAGAATTCACTGGTGATATTACTTTCTCGGATAGTGGTAGTGCATCCTTCGGTGATGATGCTGACCTAAAAATTTACTATGATAGTTCAGTAGGTGTCTTGACATCATTCATTGAATCTGATGCTTTACAGATCAGATCAGCAACTGATACTAGTGAATTGTATGCCACATTCTTGAAGGATGGACCTGTTGAACTGTACCATGATGGCACCAAGCAATTTGGGACTTCTGCTACTGGTGCATCAGTTTTAGGAGATCTTGATGTCTCTACTGATATTACTTGCAACTCTATTATTAATAACGCTGGCGGTGCTCCTACATTCTCAATATTCAATACAGGCAACGCACTATTTGAAGATGTAGAGGCTACCTCTCTACACATGAAAGACGATAGACGCGCTTATTTCGGCACAAACGAAGATGCTAGTCTCTATTATAGAAATGAAGATTCAGAATTGAGACTGGAGAGTGAGGTTGGTTTCCATGTCAGATGGTATGACAGCGTAAACACACAATACCAAGATCAAGTAATCTTCAGTCCTTTTGGTTCTACTAGATTCTATTACCAGGGTGCTGCAAATCCAACACTATTAATTGATGATGGTATTGATATCGATGGTGTTGTTAAAATTGAACAGCTGGGTGGTACTGGAGAAGTTCGCCTTGCAGTAGGAGGCACTCAAGCTAATTATCTAAAAGTATTTGGTTCGAGCGGTGAAACGTATATCAGAAATGATGATAACGATATCGGAAACACTGCTACTACTATCAACATCCAAGGTCGTACTGGAGTAGCATTGTGGCAAAGCACTGGTAATTTAGGTCTCCAGGTTGATTCCAGTTGCGCTGTAAAGCTATACTATCAAACATCAGAAAAACTCAAAACCACAACCGATGGTGTTGAGATTACTGGAACTTTAGATGTTTCTGATACTTTAGATGTAGTTGGCAATACTACTATTGGTGCGCCTGATATAACTAATGCGAGCACTGGAGGTGTTCAAGCTTTCTCATCAGGTCAACTCCGCATCCAGAGAGATGGTTCTGGATCTGCCACTGATAAACGATTCCAGATGTATTATGGTACTTCAGAAACAGCAAGCATTACGGCTGGCGGTGACGCCACGTTTGCGGGAGACCTCACACTTACTGATGATACCAAAGAAGTAACTGCACAAAAAATTAAAGCAATTACTACTGGAACAGGTAGTATCATGACGATTGGTGGCAGTAACCTTGGTGCTCTATCAGTTGAAGCTGATGTTGCTATATTTGATCAGATTGGTTTCATGGCATTCTCCAGTGCTGGAATCAATCTGGGAGCTTTTGGAACAGGAGCTCTTTCATCTAGTAGCACCGCTACGGGAACAAATGGAATCTTCAGAAAATACGAAGAAGGAACATGGTCTACCACAGTTACTACGAATTCCAATTTATCCGCTGCTTCTTTTGTTGAGGGGTACTATACAAGGATTGGACAATTAGTTTACATTGAAGGCGAAGTATCATACACCAACACTGGTAATAATACAGAGTTAGGGTTTACCGTGACTCCCCCTTTCGATATGGCAACTGATGGTGATAAGGGATCAGTATTCTGTGGATCATCTTATTGGTCTGCATCCAGGGGATTTGGTGGTGTTGTTGACAATACTTCTGCCAATGATAACGAAATATTTGTAATGCTCCATCAAGCACAAAATGATACTGGAACTACTGGAGTCTGCAGATTCAGTTTAACGTATCACGCCGCTTGATAAATACTAAAATAGAGGAATAGTCTGGTATCATGCCATTAAGAAACGTACCAATTACATATACCCTTGATCAACAGCGACAGGAGATCAATGCTCTCGCTGGTGATGTCAATGATATCGACACTACTTTTAACGAAAGAGTAGATGATAGGGTAGGTGCCCTAATTGTAGGTGGTGTGGGTATCGCATCGACTTATGATGATGCTGGAGGAACTGTAACGTTAGATGTAGCATTTAACGAGTTCTCTACATCAGCTGTGCTAGAAGGTACGAACCTCTACTACACAGACACCAGAGCAAATGCTGCTATCGACGCAAGAGTAACGCAGACATTTGTTAATAACCTGAACATCACTAATCTTGGTCCTCAAGATTCTATTACTCTTACACTTGGTCAGACTACCAAGACTCTAACTCCTCTTAACTACAACCACGCATCCTGGGATGAAGCATATGGGTGGGGTGACCATGGTGCTGCTGGTTATCTAACTAGTTATTCAGAAACCTCTACTATCCATGACGTTCTGGGCAGAGGAAATCAAACATCACTAGATCTGCAGGTATCTACACTCAAAGCAACTACCTTCTCATCTACTGCAGCAAACACGAACCTCATTCTGTCAGGAAACAATATTGTTTCTCAAGCAGATTTAAGAGTTGGTACAATCGACACCTCTCTATCAAATGACTATGGTGTTAGAGCAAATGCTGACGGTGAAGTTATTATCAACCACGCACCAACTGCTGGTGGTTTAACTATAAAGTCTGGTGGCAACTCTACGTTCACTGTTGACAATATCGGCAGATTAAACGGTGTTGTCAAGTTTGTAACTTCTGATGGTAATGCTGGACAATCTTTGACCACAGATGGAAATGGTCAACTGTATTGGGGCGAAGGTGGTGGAGCTAACGTCGAGGTTGGTGATAATCCTCCATCAGGTGCTGCTAGTGGAGACATGTGGTGGGAGAGCGATTCTGGTCGCCTCAAGGTTTACTATGACAATGGATCAAACCCAGCAGCGTGGGTTGATGCATCTCCTCCACTGAAAGTTGATGCACCCAATAGTACATTTGCGAATAATGTAGGAAATCTAACTGCCGACTCTCCATCTGATCCCATCTTTGAAGACACTAATGGCGTCTTTAATGTAACTGTTCAGGTCTCTACATTTACAAGGAACAGAATCAGCGTTCTCCTAGGATCTGTAACAGGATCAAACAACACAAATGGCACTATTATTCTACAGAGAGTTGTTGGAGCAGTAACTACAGATATCTGCACAATTAAGTGTCCAGATCCATCTGTAACTGGTATTGTCCCTATTGCATTTGATTTTGTAGATGTTCACGGGGAAGATTCGGGAACTAATATTACATATCAATTAAGTTTGACATTGAATGTTGCTGGTACTAGAACTGTATCAGAAACTAGTCAGCTGTTCGTTACCGAAATTTGAAATAAATAACTAAACGGAGAGATCTCAAGAAATGGCAATCTTATTCCCAGATACCGCTGGTCAACTAACAGACGGTTCATTTACACACACCGAAGGTGGTTTAACCTGGATCTGGAATGGAACCAGTTGGAGATCTAGTGGTGGAACTCTTGATACATATGTGCTACCAACAGCAAGCACCTCTGTATTGGGTGGCGTCAAAGTAGATGGAACTACCGTTACTATCAGCAACGGTGTAATTAGCTCCGCTGGAGGCGGCGGTGGCGGTGGTGGAGGCACCAGTCTAGGAAGTAGACAAACTTTTAATGCTTCTACTAGTGCTGCCCACGCAGATAATACGGCAGAGAATATTACTATCACTGCATATAAAGGTTATGCGTTGTATAAAGTCACAGTAGCAGAACCAGCATGGGTTTCTTTATATGTAAGTTCTGCGGCTAGAACTGCAGACTCAAGTCGTGCTATTACTATGGATCCCACACCTGGTAGTGGTGTGATTGCAGAAGTAATTACGCAATCTACTAACGAAACCGTATTATTTACACCAGCAGTCATTGGATACAATGATGACTCTACCCCTAGCACAAACGTGTATCTCAAGGTTCAAAATAGAAGTGGATCTACACAATCTATCAACGTGGAACTAACGGTAACTCAACTAGAGGCATAAAATGGCGAAGGTATTACTGGATGTAATTCTTGTAGAGGGAACTGACAAGCAAGAATTCGTAGATAGCTTCAATGCCGATACTGAAGCAGATTGGTGGAATATGTTGGGTAGTATGCCCGACTTAATTGTCATGAATGTTGAGGAAGATTATATCGAAACATTTCGTTCGCATTCTTCTGTTATTCAGGCAACAGAGATTCCAGAAGCACTTGAAGCATCTACTGCACCTTCACCAGAGGGAATGTCAAAATGGTTTACTGCTAGTACCAGTTCTGCATATAGAGATCCGTCTGGTAATGGAGAAGATAATGCTCCTGTGCAATTCATCTATGATGCTAATCAAATCTTGCCAACTGATGTTAGTGGAACACCAATCAGTGTAGGAAAAGACGACGATTCACAGTCCACAGGAAAAGAAGAATGGTTTTATCAGAGATGGACAGGAAAGCACGTTGATATTGTAACTCTAGAAGTGGGACCCATTTCGAGCACTTATTATGGGTTGCATGATGTTCATCCAGACTTTGAAAAGCTACCGAGTGAAGATGATTCTCATGAAAGATCAGATGCTTATTGGTATCAGTGTACAGCACACCCCAATATGAAGAATACTATTACGATTGATCCTGCGGACAGAACCAGACAGTCGTATAATATTTCCGTAACTTTTGGTGGTTCTGGTATCTACACTTTAAGTGGATCGGATAGAAATGGAGTTATCAGTGGTAGTAACCCTCCACTCTTATTTCAAGAAGGAGATACTGTAACTTTTAGTGTGAATGCTCCTGGTCACCCATTCGAGATTAGATATGCTGATCAAGGAAGTGCAGTGGATGATGGTAGTGTTCAAAATAATACTAGTGATTCTGGAGATGTAATCTGGACATTAAGAACAGCATCTAGATTCATTCCAATGGATTGGCCAGATCTAGAGGATAGTTCAAATAACCAAGTCAGTGGCAATAGCGGATTCTCTAATCATGGTATTGGTGTCTTGAGTGCTGCTGGCGGAACTATCTGTGGATTTGCAAAGAAAGCAAATCTATATGCGATGTACCTAACTAATGGAGATACACCCACAGAATGCATCCAAGCCGCTATTGATTGGCATAATGCCAAACCAAATAATCCAGAAACAGGAGTTCCTAATCCAACTATTTTCATTGCAGAATATCAATATCTACAAGATAGAAAATATGGTATTCCAATTGATTATGTTTCCCAAATCAACAAAGCAGATGGAACAGTAGTAACTAGACCAGGTGCTAGCTGGGGAACAGATTATTCAGAATTTGTAAAAGAGAATATTATTCCGTGGAAAGTATATGCACCAGACACCACCGCTTCCGAGTGGTGTGTAGTTATGCCAAACCAGTCTGAATATTCTTCCTTAAAAACAGCTCTGAATAATGCATGGAATAATGGCATAGTTTGTATCAACGCTGCTGGTAATAATGGTGGAACATATAATAAACAGAACAGTCAGACAGATACAAGTATAGAAGTTGATGCTGGTTCAAACTATCGCAGAATTAATATCACTTGGGGTGCTAGTAATACTGCAGGCACATCCAGTACAACCACTTATTATCCATTTAAATCATACGGTCCACATGGCGTAGAAAGTAACATCGATGTTGCTGCTGGATATAATTCTGAAGATTATCCTGGACTAGATGGATACACAAATAGAGGACCAGGTATTGATATTATTGGACTAGGTGCTGACACCTATACAGCATATCAGAGTTTCACATATGGAAATTACAAATGGGGTATGTTCTCTGGAACTAGCTGTGCTACACCCACTGTTGTAGGAAAAGCAGCATGTGTCATGGAGGAATACTTCTGGTATAACAATGCTTGGCCAACTCCAGATCAAACAAAAGAAATCTTGTTGTCCAAAGCAGCAAATAAAGCTCGTGGATTTAGTTCTGGCGGAACTAATTTTACCTGGTCTAATGTTCCCAGCGCAACTGGTGCATCTTTGAGCAACGAAATTTCATTTGGCAATTGCTCTATTTCATCTGGTACTGGCGCAAACGGTAGTTTTAAATATACAGAACTAACAGGAACCACACATTTGAGAGCATACTTTGATCCTCAAGACTGGCACGCTCATCCTTATGAGATGAGAATTAAGCATCATAAGAAGAGACCTAGCAGTCAGGTATATAGTGGACCAACATACCCCAGAACTAATAATGCTATAGGTCGTCACCGTATGGAGTTACCAGATCTGACATAAATATAGATACTTGTTATATTCAAATGGATAATGCACAGTTGCGAGCTGAATTTGAAAAGCAGTTTGCAGATTATGATCTGAAAATCAGAAAAGGTGAAGAAGAACTTGCCAAGATGCGTGAATATCGCACTAAACTAGAAGGCGGTTTGGAAGCACTCAACCTATTAGAACAGGGCACCGATGGCAGCGATACCAGTCAACATACTGATTGATAAAGGAGCAGACTTCGCAGTCACCTTTTTCATCACCAACAAAGATGGCACTCCACTAAACATGTCGGGGTACACTGGTGCTGCTGCCATGAAGAAAAGTTATTCTGCAACAACTTCAGTTCCATTTACTCTAGATTTTGTCAACAGAACCACAGGAGAAATTGCTCTTCTGTTAACAGATACAGAAACATTGGCATTGGATCGTAGAAGATATGTCTACGATATTGTTCTTACAGATCCTAATGGATATAAGACTAGAGTCATTATGGGGAATGCAGAAGTAAGTCCTGGAGTTTCCTGATGGCACAGTATAACGTCAGGGTTGGTAATAATGCATATCGTGTTGGTAAGCAATTACCATCACAACATAAACTTGACGTAAACTACCAGATTCCGTCGAAGTCAGTACAGTATTCAAATCTTCTGATTGAATCACTGGCATCACAATTTGATGGAACCCAAGATACATTCAGTATTGTGGTCAATGGAGAACCGTACACTCCATTGAACGAGGAGCAATTGTTGATTTCGATTGGCGACAGTGTACTGTCACCTGGAGTTGATTATATTGTTTCTAACGATCAGATTGTTTTTAGCACACCACCATCTGCTGGTGTTCAATTCTTTGGAGTGGCATATGCTACTACCGCAGACTTAACCAGAACACTTAACTATGTTATAGATAGCGGTTCATTCCCCATGGGGAATGGTCCAAAAGGAACTATGACAGTTGATGTCACTGGTATCATTGAGTCTTGGACTATCCTTGCAGATAGCGAAGGCAATATTGAAGTTGACATTGAGAAGTGTAGTTTTGATGATTTCCCCAACTTCCAATCTATATGTGGTACTGAACGTCCTACATTGGGAGTCATAAATAGTAGTACGGCTAGAAAAAACAAAGATGATAGTCTGTCTACCTGGAACACCACGGTGAATGCGGGAGACATCTTCCAGTTCAAAGTGAACTATTCGATCAACATTTCACGATGCATGATCTCACTAAAACTGAAACTATAAATAGTATTCGATATAAATAAATTTACACCGAGAGATAAACACGGAGAGTTTACATGGCACTGCTAGTAACCGACAACGGTGAAATTGATTCTCTACGTAATCTGCTGAATGCAAACCAGGAGATTCCTAGAAATCTAATTCTTAAGTTGTTCTGCACAAACACTACTCCTACGGAGAGTGACACCCCATCCCAAACAAGATATTACGAGCCATACACCAACAACAACTCGTTGGGTTACGGTTCTGCACCTGTAACGGGATATCATCAAGTTCAAAATAACAGAACTGATCAAGATTATTCCAACCAGTATGGCATTCTTCTGAATGGTAATACCTGGTCAATCAACACCCTTTCTACTGCTGCAACCCAGGTATCTGGTAGTGGCACAACTGGTGAGTACCTAATCACCGTTGCTTCTAACACAGGTATCAAGAAAGGCGATTATGTTACTGGTGGTTCTGTCGGCACTGGTGCATACGTTGTAGATATCGACGGTCTAACTCTCCTCTTGAGTGTCAAGAATACTGGTACATTCTCCAACCAAAACCTAGACTTCGGCGCTGGTAGAACGACTGCTTCCTATCCAGAGCAAACCTTCACCTTCACTGGTGCTGCTGGTGATGTCTATGGTTACATGCTTGTTCGTGCGAACAACATGCCTACTAGCATCCATGGTGTACTCGACGCTGGAACCGCTGCTGCTGGAACCACTATCAGCAAGACTGGAATCCGTGGTACTATCGGCAATGACTACATTGTTCTTGCTGCTATCACCAACACCACTACCGTTACTGGTACTTCTGGTGAGTTTGACATCACTGTCGGTGCTACAACTGGTCTCGCTCCTTATCAGCGTGTCACTGGTACTGGTATTGCTCCTGGTGCAAGAATCGTTGGTATCGCAGGAACCACTGTTTACCTAGACAAAGCAAACGTTGGTGCTGTATCTGGTAACGGTACATTCCAGACTGAAGTTGGCGAAGACCTCGCAGTCGGTATGGTAGTTTCCCAGACTGGTACTGCTGGTGTTGTTGGTGGTGCTCCTAATGGCATCGATGCTAACACTGTTATCACTGGTATCGATCACGTTACCTATGATGACGCTGGTGCAGTATTGGAAGGACAAGTCACTGTTTACCTGAACAATGCGCTGATCGACAACATTCAGCCTTCTAACAACAATGACGAAGTTGAATTTGACTTCAGCAAGGTAACAGCAACTGCTCACGGTCTCGTCAAGGGCGACACCATCTACATCGATCAAGGTACTGCTAACACCACTACGACTGCTAGCACCTACACCGTATTCGATGTAATCGATGCAAACACCTTCACCACGACTCCTGCGCTAGACGGCACTGGATCTCTAACTCTTTACAGCGCAATCTTCTTCGCTGAAAGATTCACGAATGGTCCATACGCTATTCAAAACGCTGGTGACCAAATCAAAGTCACCTTGAACGTCAGCCTCGACTGATCTTCTGAAATTGAGTTTTACATTATGGGGGGATTGCTTCACTGGCGATCCCCCTATTTTTTTAACTTGGCTGTAGTCTATGGTATTCTCCTACGCTGGATCTGGAAGAATGCCCCAGTTCAATGCTGTTGAGGCACTGGGGTTAATTTCTTACAGCTATACAGCGGCGGTACTAAACGAGTTTATTAAATTAGATTTTGGTGCGGTTGGGCTCCCCTACTGGGTTATTGCAGACCACGCAAACAAAGTCATCGAAGATTATAAAGATGACCAGATAATCAATCTTGTAGAAGGCGGCGGAGTCGTCAGCACGTTTGATTACGGTAGCATCACAGAGGTACAAGCGGTAGCATCTGACGATTGGGGTCAGATTACCGATTCCTCTAACATCGAAGCGATGGGAAGAGTACACTTCACGTCGCTGTCCACCTGGTCTGTTATCAAGACCTGGGTTGGTTCTGGTACGGTATTCGAGTTCGGTGGATCCAGATACAGACTGGATGCTCCATACATCGTTTCTGGAACACTGTGGGTTGCTGGCACTGCCAACGCTCATTATGTACCTGCGATTGCTACGGAGGGTCTACTACCCCTCCGTAGTGACACTAAAGTTGCGTATGCTCCTAACTGGAATGCATTCGGCACCCTGTTCAGCGGTAGCTTTACTGGAGAGGCTGTCGTCAAGGTATCCCCAGAGGATGACAAGACACTATTCAATGTTTATGGTGACGCCAAGGTTAACTTCAGACCCAATTGGGTTGGTTCTGGTGTCCTGTTTAACATTAGCACTACAGATATTACTAGAACGTTCGACTACGTTGGTAGTGGAACGCTATTCGGACTGTCGTCTCTAGACGAGGCAGTTACCTGGGATTACAATAATTCCAGCATTGATTACTTTACATACGAAGACTTCGGATCGGTTGCGGAATCTCCCATCGATTCTATTACAATCCAATCGGTTGCAAACCAGACTATCGAGAGTCTGAAAGACGAGAGAATTCTCGATCTGGTCAACCCTGGATCTGGTTCTGGATCGTTCCTGGACTTCGGCAAGATTCTCACAGATGGATCTCAAGCTCCATCTACGGTTGGTCTCGACTGGGGCGAGATCCTTACAAATCAAACAGACTATCCATTCGGTCTGTTCCCAATCTTTGGCGAAGCAGATATCAAGTTCACCCCCAACTTTGTTGGTTCTGGTGGGTTGTTTGCATTCGTCAGTGGCATTGGCAGAACAAAACCAAGATGGATTGCATACGTACAGATCGGTATTTCTGGTGCAGCGAAGACCAACTTCAGCTTGCTGCACATTGGTTCTGGATCTCTATTCAACCTCAACAATGCAGACGATAGCAGAGCGTATGCATATGACGGTTCTGGTGCCCTCTACGCCTTCTCTGGTGCCGCTGAAGCGTTCGGTGCTAATCCCCCAGAGGATACCGCTATCCTGCCTCTACAAGGCGCTGCTGGCGTTGCCTTTGCTCCCAACTGGATTGCCGAAGGTACAGTCAGCACAGAAGGCACAGCGGTTGAGAGACAAACAGATTCTTGGAATGGATCTGGTACTCTATTCAACTTCGAGACTGGTGGCGAGAAAATCACCTACCATTACAGCAGCGAGTCGAATGTTCTATTCACTCCACTGGATTATGGTTCTGTTGCATCTACACCAATTGACTCGATTACAATTCAGTCGATTGCAAATGAAACAATCCAGAGTCGTGCAAACGAAAGAATTATCGATCTAGTCGTATCTGGATCTGTATCTGGAAGCTTCTTCGATTATGGATTCATCCTAGAAGGTGGACAGGACGCTCCAGAAACAGTTACAGACGACTACGAATTTATTACAGAGACGATCTCCAGATACGCCATGGGCGATCTGCTGTTCAACGGCAGTGCAAGTGTCAGGAGATTCTTCTCTTACGTTGGTAAGGGTGACCTGTTTGCCTTCATCGAAGGTCGCGGTAGAACGAAACCCAGATGGATTGCTAACGTCAACATCGAGGTTAGAGGTAAGGGAGAAGATGCAGTCTCCAGAACTTACGTTGGTAAAGGTAATCTATTCAACTTCGAGACAGCGGAAGAGAAGAGAACCTTTGGTTACGAAGGTCAAGGAACTCTCTCCACGTCTGGAAAATCCTCTATTGCATTCGAGAGAGCACCATATCCTGGATATGTCCTCTTCGATGTCACTGGCAATGCAAAAGTTGCGTTCGTACCAAACTTCAATGGTTCTGGTGTTGTCACTCTCGATGTCGAGCACGTCGAAAGAACTACATTCAGCGAAGTTGGATCTGGTGTTCTCTTCGACATGGGCAACCTGGTCGAGAGAAGAACATACCATTACAGTTCTTCTTCCGATGCTATATTCACTCCTCTGGATTATGGTTCGGTTGCTTCCAACCCAATCGACTCCATCACGATTCAATCTATCGCCAATGATACGATTGAAAGCCGTAAGGACCAGAGAATTGTTGATCTTGTAACCAGTGGTTCTACCTCTGGATCTTACTTCGATTATGGTTCTGTAACTGACTTTGCACCGACTGTCACTGATGACTACGAGTTCATTACAGAGACCGTCACCAGATATGCAATGGGTGGTCCCCAAGTCAATGGTGCCGCTCATGTTGCCTTCAGACCTGTTCATGTTGGTTCTGGTGTCATCAGCATCGACATCAACACCATTGTCAAGGTCAACCCAAGATGGACTGCCAACATCTTTATCGATGTTACAGGAACGGCAAGAGAAACATTTGCCAAGACATTCAAGGGTTCTGGTATTATCCCACTACCTGTCAGCACGACAGATGCGAGAAGCTTTGCATACGAAGGCAAGGGAGAACTATTTGCTATCAACGGTGGCGAAGAAGCATTTACCTTCGATTATCCAAAACCAGATCACGATATTGTTATTCGTGGCAATGCAGATGTTGCATACGTTCCCAACTGGAATGGATCTGGCACAGCGACGATCGCAGGTCAGGTTGTCGAGAGAGTTGCATACGATCAACCTGGAACAGGATTCCTGTTCAACTTCTCCAACGCAATTGATCGTAGAACATATCATTACAACTCCAGTTCTATTGATCTACTCAACAGAATCAGCTATGGTTCTGTTGCTTCGCCAGTCATTGATTCTTGGGTCATTGCTGACCACGCGAACAAGGTCATTGAAGACTACAAAGATAGCTTCCTCACCGATTTGGTCGAGTCTGGTGGTGGCGACTACTTCGATTATGGATTCCTAGAACTACCAAACGTTGCTGGTCTACCCAACCTCAACGCACCTGATGCTACTGAAGATTATCAGTTCATCAGAGATCCTGAACTTGACGCATCCAGATATCCATTCGGTGTTCTGTTCCGTCACTTCGAGTCTGAAGTCATCATTGGCATCAGTCTCCGTCACATTGCAGTCAATACAGAACCAACTGTCAAGATTGGCGGCGAAGTATTCGTCAAACTTCCCAACAAACATGCTGGAACTGGTGGTCTGTTCACCGTCAAGGGTATTGCAGCAACAGAAAGAGTATCCTTCAGCCCAGACAATCTCACTGGTCTATTCGACTTTGTTGGATTCGCTGCTACAAGAAGGATCCCCAACTTCAATGGTGGCGGTACAATCACTCTGGACGGAACTGCACAGTCTGCAGTTGCATTCGCTGGGTTCCAAGAGAACACCATCAAACTTTCTGGCACTGCCGCAGTCAAGTACACACCAACCTACGTTGGAACTGGTGCTATCTCCACACTGTCTGGCGCTGCCGAAGCAGTCACAGCAAGTCCAGACGATCTATTCGGTCTGTTCGACTTCGTTGGTATTGCTGGGGAGAGAGCAACAGCAGCATATGCTGGTTCTGGTGGACTATTTGCTATCGGCGGCGCAGCAGAGTCCAGAACAGCAGACGAAGAAAAAGAAGGCGATATCATTCTATCTGGTATTGCTTCTACCAGATATGTTCCAAACTACAATGGATCTGGTCGTATTGCTTCTCTTGCAGGTGCAGCAGAATCCTTCACTGCAAATCCACTGGAGAGAGAATTCCTCTACAGCATCAGTGGTATTGCAACATTCAGATCCACAGTTGCACTATCTGGATTCGGTGTTCTCTCTGTATCTGGTACAACCGAACCAGAGATTCTCACGTTTGCAGAGCAACCATTTGGAACCACTGCGATCTTTGGTCAGGGTTCCGAAAGGTTTGTACCAAACTACAATGGATCTGGTCGGATCGCAGCACTGTCTGGAGCAGCAGAATCCTTCACTGCGAATCCACTGGAGAGAGACATGCTCTTCTCCATGGGTGGACTCGCTACGCAGAGATTTACTGCAGCACCCACAGTCGAAGGAACAGAGGTCAAAGTTCAGGGCGATATTCCTGCACCTCTACTTACATTTGCAGAAGAAGCATCTGGAGACATCTTTGTCAGTGGTCTTGCAGAATACGTCCACGTCGATGTATACGGTGGATTCGGTACTCTATTCTCTGGAGGATTTACTTCCGAGTCTGTCACATTCAAGATTCCTCCAACCAGAGAAGCAGACATTCTCTTCCGTGGAGAAGCAGTCGAACGTGTTGCATTCAACCCACCAGAAGAGACAGCACACATTGTTCTTACTGGCGAGGGAGTTGTTCCTCTCCGTACATTCTCGGAGCAACCATTCGGAGTCATCCCCGTCAGTGGTGTTGCAATCGAGAAGAACACCGAAGCTTATGTCGGAACTGGTGTTATCTTCTCCAATGGATTCACTGGAGAATCGGTCAGCAGGAAACTACCAGAGTTTACTGCACACCTCAATCTTGCTGGTCTGGCAACAGAACGTGCAGCATACAGAGAGATCTTCTTCGGTTCCCTCTTCAAGTTCAGAGGATCTTCCACAGAAATCCTTGCGTTCGCTGAATCTCGTGGAACTCTTGGACGCATCAGTGGTATTGCTGCTACCACCAGAGCAAGAGACTTTGTTGGCGATGGCAAGATTGCAACTCTATCTGGTGCAGCGGAGTCTGTCACCTTCAATCCTCTCGAAAGAGATCTGCTCTTCTCCATCGAAGGTATCGCCACATCCAAATACTCACGTACTTGGGTTGGTTCTGGTCAAATCAAGGTCTACCCAGAAGCAGCAGACATCAGATTTGTCCCCAACTGGAATGTCGAAGGTGTCATTCCTGTCAGTGGTATTGCAGACGAGAGAGTTGCAAGAGACGAGATTGTTCAGGTCAACATCGGAACATTCTCTGGTGCTGCAGAAGCAGTCACCTTCAATCCTCTCGAAAGAGACATGTTGTTCTCCATCGAGGGTAGAGCAGCATACAGAACCACTGTATCGGAAGTCAAACTTGCCGATGCGAGAATCTTTGCAGAAGACAACAACGGAACGACTGCCAAAGTCCACGTTGGATCTGGAACAGCAACACTGTCTGGCGCTGGTCGCATTGTTATTACACTATCCTTCGTTGGCGAAGGTCGCATCTCTACACTATCTGGTGCAGCAGAGGCAATTACCTTCAATCCACTGGAGAGAGATCTACTATTCTCTGCAACTGGATTCGCATCTCTACGTTCTACACGTTCTTATGTTGGAACTGGAAATCTTTATGCTATCGGTGGCGCAGCAGAATCCAGAGCAGTTGCACCACCTGCAGATGGTCTATACGATATTACAGGCGAAGCGAAGATTGTCATCACCGTCTCCCATATTGGCGATGGCAATCTATTCAGTATCGTTGCTGGTCGCGAAGCAGTCGCTTACGATTATGTTGGCGAGCAGGCACTATTCACTCTATCTGGTGCTGGCGAAGAGAGAACAACCACATTCGAGATTGGAGAAGGTTCTATCTTCTCTATCGGCGGTGCTGCAGAAAGAGTTGCATATGTACCAAGTCTACAAGCAGATGTCAACTTCTCTGGTCTCGCCAAGATTGTTATCAGCGTCTCTCATGTTGGATCTGGTGTTCTGTTTGGATTCGACTCTGCAGCAGAGTCCAGAACAATCACTTACGAGAACGTCGCAATCTTCGACTTCCTCGGTCAAGTCAAACCAAGAACTACCAAAGCGTTTGCTGGTTCTGGAGATGTTATTGTTGGTGGCGCAGCAGCAGATTCGTTCACCAGAGCACCTTATATTGGTCAGACCGAAGTTCAGGTCTCTGGTACAGCAGACGAGAGCATCACAGTCAACCCACCAGAGGAAGGCACAGAAATTACAACCGTTGGCGAAGCGAAAGTTCTTCGCTCCTTCGGTTACGAGGGAACAGGTCAACTCAAAGTACACGGCGATACCATCATCGGTATTTCTCTCCGTATCTTTGGTACTGGATCTATCAAGGTCAGAGTCCAGTCTCAATACACCCCACTTCTCTCTCACATCCCAGACGTTCACATCCTTCTTACGGGCGCTGCAGCAACTGTCAAGATCGATGTTGCTCCACCACGTACCTATGGATGGATTATCTAATGGTATAAATAAAACTGGTATCCTAAATTAAATTTAATGACTACCCAGGTACAATTCAGAAGAGGTACTACTGCTGAACATGCTTTGTTCACTGGTGCTGCGGGTGAGTTAACTATTGATACCGACAAGAATATGGCTGTCATTCATGACGGCAGTACGACTGGCGGTTTTGACGTTTTTAGAGCACGTTGGGAATTACTCAACACTAGTACAACTCTTGGAACAAGCTTACGTTATCTAGTTGATTCGTCTGGCGGACCACTAACACTGACTCTGCCACTTTATAATAATAAATTGGTCCCCAAACCTGGTGATGTCATGGAGTTTATTGACATTAACTTCACTTGGGATATAAATAATGTAACAATAATCGATCCAGATGGAAGACAATTCCAAAACACTTTTGGGGTTATTTCCAGTCCTTTAGTATTCGACTTGAAAGGAGCGAGAGTGCAACTAATTTGGGACGGTAACTACTGGAGGGTAATTGTATGACGATGTTCATTAGCGACAGCTATCAATCTGCTGGAGGTGGAGGACAATCCTTCGCTTCTAACAATTACACTTTGGGAAGTGATTTCACCATTCATGCTCTTCGTAGAGATGAAGATGGAATGCTTCGTTACACCAAGATTAGAAGTATTGATGATGAGATGGGTGACTTCTACCGTTTAGACGGAACCCCATACCTAGATATTGCGACTGGAGTATATGACTACGTAGAAGAAACTACGGAGGAGAAAGAATATACAAATCATCCACAAGATAAATACCAACAGTATAGATTTGATAGTCGTAAGATTAGCTATTTTATTGATGATGACGGATATTTCGTGATTCGTTTCAATGAAAATTATGATTATTCTACCGAAGGACCCAAATAATAAGGCAGCATAAACATGGCAGATTTCAGATTAGGCAGACTTAAGTTTAATTGGAGGGGCGACTGGACAGTTGCCACTGCATACGTTATCGATGATATCGTAAAGTTTGGCGCAAACACCTATGTTTGTGTTTCCAACCACACGTCGGTATCCAACGAAGCGCAGTGGTATACTGGCGACCTCGCTAGATGGCAACTCCATACAGAAGGCATCTATAACCGTGGAGACTGGGCAGATGCAACCTTCTACAAATTAAACGATATCGTCAAGTACGGTAACGACCAGTATCGTGTTGTCGTTGCTCACACTTCTGACGGTAATTTTGCATCGGCAAACTTTATCTCTTATGTCAACGGACTTAAGTTTGAAGATTCCTGGGATGTCAACACCGAGTATCAGCAAGGTGATATCGTAACCTACGGTGGTTATTCTTATGTTGCTCTTGCAACTTCTACAGGCGAAGCGCCTAATGCATATCTAGGTACTACTTGGGAAATCCTAACAACTGGTTTCAAGGTTGTTGGTACATGGAACAATACCACACAATACAAGCCTGGTGACGTTGTACTCCTTGGTGGTAACTCTTACGTTGCTAAAACAACTAACACAAACTCTACACCAGCATCTGGTTCCGCTGATTGGGACTTCGTTGTTGGTGGTTTCACATGGAGAGGTGTTTGGAGTTCGACCGAAACCTATCAGCCTGGTGACGCAATCTCCAGAGCATCTAACTCCTACATCTGTGTTGCCGAGTCTACTAACAATCCTCCAGAGACTGATGTCAATGGAGACTACTGGAATGCCCTGACTCAAGGTGCTCAATCCAACGTCTTGACAGACGCTGGTGATATGCTCTACATCTCTGGATCTGGTGCTGCCAGACTTCCAATCGGAGCATCTGGAGAAGTCCTAACTGTTGATGCTAACGGATATCCTGCTTGGGAAAAGAACAACGCAACTGATCCTGTTTACTATGTCACTACCAACGGTAGCGATCTAAACAGTGGTGAGAACATTTCCAAGTCATTTGCTTCTCTGCGTCACGCTGTTGATAATGTTACTGGTCCTGCAACTATCTACGTTAAAGCAGGTACTTATCTAGAGACTCTACCTCTGATCGTTCCCGAGAACGTTTCGATCATTGGTGATAACATGAGAACATCTGTTATCAAACCAAACGCAGGTTCTCTGTCTTCTACACAAAGACTGACTCTTGCTCTTACCCCTGACGCTGCTAACAGAGTTATTGGTGAGACATGCACAAACGGTGCTGGTGACAAGACAGCACAAATCATGGATGTCAGAGATGGTGGTGGCATCATTGATATCATGCCTATCACTGGTGGTGATTGGACGCTTTCCGACACCTTTGAAGATGGTATCAACGATATTACTATTAACCAAGTTGCTGGTATCGCTAACGAGAACGCAACTCTCTTCTATCTGTCTAACAGATCCATGCTTAAGGATCTCGTTATGGACGGTATGGAAGGATTCGTTGCTTCCACAACTGATCCGAAGGACATGAATACTTCGACAGTTGAGGGTACATTCGTAAGACTTAACCCCAACTCCCCAATCACCAAGTCTCCTTATGTTTCGCAGTGTTCTGCATTCTCCCAGACTGGTGTTGGTGCAATCGTTGATGGTGATGTTCATAACAAGTATGACGGAACTGCAACTCCTTCTAACAAGTCTATCGTTTTTGACTCTTGGACTCAAATCCACGAAAACGGTGGTGTAGGTTTCTGGATTACGAACAACGGCGCTGCTGAAATCGTATCCTGCTTCACCTACTATTGCCACATCTCTTACACCTCTACTAGAGGCGGTAGAATCAGATCTCTGGCAGGTAACTCCTCTTGGGGTACTTATGCTATTGTTTCTTCTGGTTTCAACTCCACAGAATCTACTCTAGATGGTTTCATCGATGGTGTAGAACTCAACTACGATCTTACCACTCTTTCGACTGGTGCATCGTTTGAGACTGCAGAACAAGTTATCGGTGGTACATCTGGTGCTGTTGGTGAAGTTACTAGTTTCCAACCTTCCGCAGATAAGATTCTCATTCGCCCACTCAAGGGCACGTTTGTTCAGAACGAAGTTGTTACTGGACAAACATCTACAGCAACTGCAACTCTGGTTAACAACTCGGATGCTCACAAAGGAATTGCTGGTTTCACCTTCGTCATTGGTGGTCTAACTGCTGCTCCTGACCCAGGTGGTTCGATTGAATTCGTAACTGGTCCTGGTGGACTGGGCGAAGACCAATTTACTTATGTTGTTGCTAACTCTTCTTACTCTGGACCCACTGGTCGTGGTGAACTAACCGTAACCAGAGGACTACTTGGTTCTGCTGCTGCAACTCATGATGGTTTGAGTGCAATCACCAGATATCAGACTGGTACTGCAACATCTCTGACCGCACCTATCAGTAGCGCAGTAGACACAACTATCCAAGTTTCTTCGATTACTGGTATCAACACTGGTGGTTATGTCATCGTTGAGAATGAGATGATGGAAGTCGTTTCTTTCCCAACTGCAACTTCTGTTGAGGTTATCAGAGGAGTTGAGGGAACAAGTGCTTCTACTCACAACTCTGGAGTAACCGTTAGAGCACTGCAGATTAAGGTTCCTAACCAAACAACCACTGCTAGAGATCTAACTGCATCTGACACAATCATCTTGGTTGAAAGTGCAACTGGCACTCTGTCTTCCGACTACATCAAGATTGACAGTGAGTTTATGCAAGTTTCTCTTGCATCTACAATTACAACTGGTACTGTTCTGGTTGTTCTTGCAGAAGAGAAACCAACCGCAACTTACGATCGCCAGCTTTCCAGAATTAGATATCTATATTCTCAAGTTAGACTAACTGGTCACGACTTCCTGGATATTGGTACTGGTAATAAGACACAAACTAACTGGCCAAACCAACCTCTATCGGCACCTGCGCCTGGTAACGAGGTTAACGAAGTGTTCCCTGGTCGTGTGTTCTTTGTATCCACGGACCAAGATGGTAACTTCACCGTTGGTCGTTACTTCAAGGTCAACCAGGCAACTGGTAGCACAACCTTGAATGCATCGTCCTTCGACCTATCTGGTCTATCGTCCTTGAGACTGGGTTCCATCGGTGCTCAAATCGGTGAATCTATTAACGAATTCTCTAGCGACGTTACACTATCTGCTAACAGCAACGCTAAAGTTCCTACGCAGAAGGCAGTCAAGACTTACGTTGACACCAAGACGAAGACGAAAGGCTTCACTTTCTGGGCGGGAGCAATGTGATCCCCTCTTTATAAATATTACAAGATAAACTACGACATTCGGCACACATAAGGAGTAATAAAAAATGGCTTCTGGAATCCTGGGGACACAAGCTTCCCTTTCAGCAAACACCCTAACCACAGTCTACACTGTACCTGCAGCAACTGTTGCATACGTAAACTTTAACATTGTCAACACCAACGCTACACCCGTTAGCGTTCGTGTTGCTCTTGCTGCTACTGGCACCCCATCTGGCGCAGAGTACATTGAATACAATGCAGAAATTGCAGGATACGGAATCCTGGAGAGAACTGGTATTGCGCTCCAAGCAACTAAAAACCTAGTAGTCCTCTCTGATACTGCAAACGTCAGCGTCTCGGCGTATGGCGTTGAAGAAGAGGCTTGATAAATAATACAAAGGAGTTTTAAGAACAATGGGACGCAACCTATCAACACCAACAGAACAGAGAGTAACAGTTGCTATTACTGCAGATCATAATATTCTATCAGGAGAAATTCTCCTGATTGATACTACTGCTGGCACTGAACTCACACTAACAATGCCAGCAAACCCTGCACAGGGTGACCGTATCAATCTGATTGATGCTGCTGGTCAGTGCGGAACAACCAAGGCAGTTATCGCTAGAAATGGCAATAAAATTGCTAACCTGGCGGAAGACCTTGATTTCGATATTAAGAATGCATCACTTGAGCTAATCTATACTGGATCTTCTTACGGTTGGTCGATCCTTTCTAACTGATAATACTAGGGAGGTATTGACTAATGTCTAGTTTAAGAGATTTATTGGATGTAGCAACAACGGATGGTATTCCAGTTGCTACATATTACGGTCCACAGAATGCTCACCAAATTTGGTGGCGTGGTGATAACTGCTGGAACTACAGCAGCAACCACGATTATGCACACCAGCAAATGACATGGTGCGTCCCATCATGTTGTGTCTGTAAAGTTGTATTTGAAGTCTGGGGCGGCGGCGGAGGCGGCGGCGGTTCTTGCTGCTGTATGTCTGGTGTCGCTGCACACTCTGGTCAGTATAATAAAATGACTATCTGTGCTGCTGCTCAAGGCGTCAGCCAGTTAGATAACTGCTGCTACTGTCTTTGCGCTGGTTCTGTTACTTGTAGACACCCAGGCAACGGCGGTTTCGATGGTTGCAAATCATATGTTGTTGGTCCTGGTCTTTCTAACTTCTGTGCTTGTGGTGGATGCCACGGTTACTCTTGCTGCTTCGGTGGCGGTTCCTCTAGATGGGGTTGTCGCTTCAGACTGAACTGGCAGACTGGTCAACCACATTGCAGATGGCAGTGTGATAAGGCTTCTTCCTGTGGACAGTACAGCGAAGACAGAACTGCTCGCGATGCTGCTTGTGAGTTTGGTTGCGAATACTGGGGTAACGTTGGTTCCTATAACCAAATGGACTGCCAGGAATGTGGCAACTGGTGTATGATGAAACATTCCTCTGCATTTGCTCCTTATCAAGATGGTAAGTTTGGTACATTCAACCATCAGAGACACCATAGCATGGCAACATGTGGTAGAACAGAAACTCTCTGGTTAACTGGTCAGAATGGTGGTATGTCTGGAGATTGCTTCAGAAACGGTCCTCCTGGTCACGGTGGATTCTCCTCCGACACCTTTGGTGGCGGTTGCTGCTGCTCCTCTGAAGGTGCTGCAGGTCTAGTTAAAGTCACATGGTATTGCAAGGTATAATCTAATGGCAAATTTACGAGGTCTCCTGGGAAAGGAATTCGACTCGACCGTCCTGCAAACTGCAGGAACATTCGGTAGTTACGAGAAAATCAGAGATGGTAAGGTGTATAACTTTGCACCTTACTGCAACCTAAACTGCGATAGCTCCTATCGTAGTTATTGCCAAGAGTTTTGGTGTGTACCTTGTGGTACTACTTCCATCACCTTCGAGATTTGGGGTGGTGGTGGTTCTGGTGGCGGCGGTTGCTGTTGCCAACAAGGTATTCCTGGTGGATCTGGTGCATATTCTAGAAAAACCCTGCAATACCCACAAATTCAAGGTGGATGGTGTTACTTCTTGAAGGTAGCAGAACCCACTTGTTGTTCTTCTTGCTGTTGTGGTATCCAAGGATGTAAGACTTACATCTGCGGTAAGAACGGCGATGCACAAACTGCTCTAGGATCTAACTTCTGTGCAGAAGGTGGACTACCTGGTAAGACATGTTGCTATGCATTCTGGGATACAACATTCCGTTGTCAAGACAGAATCTACTGGGCTGGTTGTGGTGGATGGGATCCCGCTAGTGATGGTCCTAATGCATATGGTGGTGATGAGAATATCAAGGGTCACCCAGGATTCTTCAGAATCTATAACACATCTGACAACTGCTGGGCAAAGGCAGGTCTTGCATATCCCCCACGTTTGATTGACCATAAAGGTGGTCACTTAATGTCTAACTACAGAGGTAATGCTTGCATTCACCAATCTACTTTCTGTCAAGGAACCACACCATGGGCATTCAATGCTAACTGCAATGCGACCTTGCCTGGCGTCGGTGGTCCATCTGCTACTTCTTGTGGTGGTGGTTGCTGCTACGGTCATAGAGGTATGGGCGGATTCATTAAGATCACCTATTGCTCTTGCTGGATTGGCGTCAATCGCGACTGTGCATACCACTTCTGTAACTAATATCTAAATAGCATATAACAAGGAAAAGTACCGATGCCTAACTCAAATTTACGAGATCTCCTCGGGATTGTCACAACTGAATCGATCAAGGGTCTAGCAGCGGCTGATCCTGTGACCAAGTTGCCACCATATCCTGGTAGAGATTACACCACAATGTACATCACCGCACAATGTGGTGCTGGTTGTCAGGACTGGACTAGTAACTATAGTTTTTATGACTATCCTGATTGGAAAGTTCCTGCAAACACCACCGAGGTCATCTTTGAGATCTGGGGTGCAGGTGGTGGCGGCGGCGACGGTTGCTGCTGTACTCGTGGTGTTCCTGGTTCTTCTGGTGCTTATGCATATAGGAAACTAACTGGTACTGATGTAGTTCCTGGATGTTCTTATGGTATCGACCTAGGTCAAGGCGGTAGATCACGTCAGGGTCCCTCTTGCGGACAACCAGGTGGTAAGACATACATCACTGGATATGGTCTTTCTAACTTCTGTGCTGACGGTGGTTACGGTGGTTGTGCTTGCTGCTACATGTGCTGCTGCACATGGGGAACGCTTTGTAGAGTTTGCTGCAATGGTCCTTGTGCTCTATACTACGGCGCTGACGGAGGTGCATATGGCAACCCAGGTGCTGGTCAAATGTGGTGTCAAGATCGCCACTGCTGGAACAAGCAGTTGATTCCTTATCCTGGTGGTCTTGTAAACGGCAAGGGTGGTTGGTTGCCTGGTATTCAGTGTGAGTGCCAAGGTTGCGGTTGGTATCTCAACATGTACGCTTCTACCCAACTTGGTTGGGGTGGCGCTGGAGGAGATAACTCCCACAAAAACTATGTTCCTGGAACTGGTGGTGCTTCTGCTTGGGTACATGGTGGCGGTTGCTGCCGTGGTCAGCATGGAAACCCAGGTATGGTTCGGATTTCATACAAGCAATCCGAAAGAGGATATTGATTCCATAGTTTATAAATAATACAGCAACGACAACCAAGGATTTAAAACGAGATTACTACCATGGCGAAAGATATTTCAAAACCCGTAACTTATAACTTGCCTGACGAGTATACCAAGCAGACTAGTGATCTTGGTCTTACGGCAACATTCACCTACAAAGGTCCAAAGTACCTGTGGGTATTTGTAGACGGCACAACAGGTGCCCTTCTAGCAAACCAGTCCTACATGCCAACCAAAAGCCCAGAAGCTGATGTTGAAACGGCAAACACCCGTGCTGGTCAAGACGAAAGAGCAGTTCTTCTGCGTCCCGACGAGAATGCAACTGATCTTCTTCTAGCAGCTATTCTAATCGGTCAGGACACTGGTGAAGCAACAGGTTATCCCCAGAAGGAATACGCATTCCCTGCTGGTCATGCTAATGCTGGTGAAGTTTACTACAAGCGCCCAGATCCACAGCAACCTAACCACACCTACGCTGTTGATGAGATCATGTATGATCTCGGATCTGATTCTTGGGTCACTCCATTCCCTTGGTTCAAGCCTTGGATGACCATGGAATTCCATGTAGAAGCAAGAGACAATGCTCTAGCAGGTGACAAGTTGAGACTGGAAGAACTCCGTGGCAACATGACTGCTGATCAAATCACTGCAGCAGAAGCATACATTGCTGAAATGGAGAACCTCTACACCAAGTATGATGGTGTCGAGCCTTTCATGATCGGATTCCCCGACAACCCAATGAGAGAACTCATTGAAGACTATGATTACAACGAAGATCCAGATGGTCTTCTATTAGACGAAGCAACTGACGGCGAGTGATCGGTTTTATGGTATAATGAGAGGGTCTTCGGACCCTCTTTTTTTATGCTTAAGTATCCTGATCTACGTGATCACATATTCGTATACAAACTAATTCCTGACGACTTATGCGATAAGATTATTGCTCGTATTGACAAGAGACCATGGAAGGATCATAGGTGGTATGACGCTGGTCTTAAACAAGATGTAGAAGAAGCAGACTTTCAAACATTGAAAGACGACACAGCTTCAAGCAAAATATATCCATTAATCCAAAATTTATTAGAAGCATATCATAAAAGATATCATCAACCAGAAAATACAAATTCGGATTTATTCTGGTCTGTAGCTTCAAATGTCAAGTTCAACAAATATTCTGAAGGGGATAGTATCAAACCACATCACGATCATATTCATGACATGTTTGATGGTAATCTACGTGGCATTCCAGTCACTAGTATTATCGGAGTTTTAAATGATGATTATGAAGGTGGCGAACTGACCTTTTGGAATGAATATAAAGTAGAATTAAAGAAGGGTGAGGTAGTAGCATTCCCATCAGTATTCTTGTATCCACATGAAGTTACTCCAGTAATTAAAGGGACAAGATATTCTTGGGTTGCCTGGTGCGTTTAACCGCCCCGAGATCTCACCTAAATAAAGTATCTAAATCATTAGTGATTGACTATGAGACCTAAATCATTTTTCGTCAATGGTGGTGCTGGACGTGTGCTTTGTTCAATTCCTGCCTTTGAGAAATATCAAGAGGAACATCCCGACGAGGATTTCCTAATCATCTGCGAAGGAGGCACAGACTTCTTCAAAGGTCATCCTACACTTTATGGCAAAGTGTATGATTCGTGGCACAAGAATCTCTTCCGAGATTATCTCATCGATACCGATGTCAAGACTCCAGAACCATATAGAGTCTGGGAATACTACAATCAAAAATGTAGTTTGTCTCAAGCATTTGACATCGAGATTAACGGAAAGGGAATTAGAGAACTACCCAAACCAACAATTAAACTTTCCAAAGAAGAACAAGTAAACGGAAAGTTTGTAGTTGCAGAAGTAAGACAAAAGACTAATAAGAAGAAGACTGTTGTCTTCCAACCTTTTGGTAGAGGAGTTCAAACTGCTGGTAACATTATTACCGATCCTTCTGGTAGAAGTTTTGAGTTTAATAATGTAGTTTCGATCATCAAACGTTTACAGAAAAAGTATTCTGTTATCCTGATGTCAGAGTTTGGATTTGACTTCGAGAAAGAAGGATTGAAAGACACCATCTCTTTCCCAGCAAGCAATAATGTTCCTATCAGAGGATGGGCAGGAATTATTAAAGAAGCAGATCTGTTTCTTGGATGTGATTCTGTTGGTCAGCATATTGCATATTCGGTGGGAACACCTGTTGTTGCTGTAATGGGATCTACTTTTGGTGTCAATGTTTCTTACCCGAATCATGAGAAGGTAGAAGTTCTTGACATGGGAGAAGGGTTGAGAATGTATGACCCCATTCGTATTACTCCAGATGAAGAATCTTCCCGAGTAAACGATGGTATCATGATGATGAACGACAAAGTAGAAGAAGTCATCATGAAGTCTGTTGATAAGATGATGAACAAGTATTACACCAAACCAGAAATGGACATCGTTCTTCCAGAATCATTTGGTGGTCCTTCCGAAGGATGTCCTACTTGTCCACCAGAGGCACCAAAGTCTGCACCAAAAGCAATTGGTATGGGTCCAATCGAGATGGAAGCAGCGAACAATGGAGTAAAGATTCCTGCATTAGAACCTAGTAAGAAAGGTTTTTCGACTAACGTAAAAGTATAATTTGAGGTTATCATGTCTGTTATTGTATCGGTCGCCCGTGGACACAACGGGAGTACGACTTTGCTCGTCGATGGTGAAGTAGTATTTTATCTGGAGGAGGAGCGACTGTCTCGCTTTAAGTACGATGGATCTCCTCTCCTCGGTCTACAAAAAGTATTCGATTATGTAGATCACATCGACCACCTGGTCATCTGCCATACTCACCGTCATGGTCCAGTCCTAGATTGGTCTGGTGAGGATGCATATCAAGGATGGGTCAGGAAGCTTGCTAGGAAACGATTCGAGTTCCAAACTCACGAAATCGATACCATCCACCACGAGATGCACGCTGCATGTGGATTCTACAACTCTGGTTTCGAGTCTGCTGCGTGTGTCATTGCTGATGGTGCTGGTAGTTTCCTACAAGTTGGTGAAATCCAAGACACCTGTTATGAGTTTGAAACTATTTTCCAAGCTTCATATCCTGGTGACTTCGACACTGTATTCAAGCATGTCGGCACCAAGCAAGCAATTGGTATGACAGAGGCAGATGAAAATATTTTCATCACCGAATATCCTGGTCACACCAAAATGTATGAAGCGGTAACGCAATACTGTGGATTCCCTGCCATTGAGGCAGGCAAGCTCATGGGTCTTGCTCCATACGGCAAACCTAATGAAGACTTGCCATCATTCTTCAATGGCGAGTGGGGTAATCGAGATCTGATTATTCCTACTTATCCTAACGCTGCGATGCTCAATGTTCCTCGTTATGAAATTCTCAAAGAGGACGTTAAGAATCACAAGGAAGGTGAGTATACGGATGTTCAAAAAGATCTCGCTTACAAGATTCAGGAACAAACTTCCGACCGTATGGTTCAGTTGATTCGGAAAGCACACGAGTTGACTGGTGAAAAGAACATTGTAATTTGTGGTGGTTATGGTCTCAACTGCGTTGCAAACTACAAGTATTGGAAGGAGTTCCCTGATCTGAATATCTACTGCGAACCTATCTCGCATGACGGCGGTACTTCTATTGGTGGAGCTAAATATGTCTACAACAAACTGAAGGAAACCGAGAAACCCAGTAAGCAAGAGTCTGTTTACTATGGTCCTCAATATGATCCCGCTACTTATGAAGCAGATCTAGAGGGTCTAGAAGTCACCGACACTTCTTACGATGATGTTGCTAAACTAATTCGTGAAGGTAACATTGTAACCATCTATCAGGGTCGTTCCGAAGGTGGTCCTCGTGCATTGGGCAACAGATCTATCCTGTTTGATCCTACTATCAAAGATGGTAAAGATCATGTCAATGCAGTCAAGCACCGTGAATGGTTCCGACCATTTGCTTGCTCTATTAAGAAAGAGAAAGTGCATGACTGGTTTGATCTAGCAGGTCGTGATGAGACACCTCACATGATGTATGCAGTCAAATGTCACGATGGGGTAGAGGAAAAGATTCCTTCTGTTATTCACGTTGATAACACTTGCAGAATCCAGACCGTCACCCCAGAGCAGAATGAACACTACTACAATCTCATTGACGCATTCGATAAGATTGCGGATGTCCCTATTCTGTTTAACACTTCTTTTAATCTTGGTGGAGACCCGCTGGTCGAGACAATCGAAGATGCAGTCAACACCTTGAGCAAGAGTGACATCGAATGGATGTATCTGCCAGAGATTCAGAAACTTGTTCATGTTCCTAACGAATGAAAATCTCTTTTGTAAATGGATGTTTTGATGTGCTCCATCCTGGGCACATCGAACTTCTAAAGTACGCTAGGTCTTTTGGAGACTATCTCATTGTTGCTATTGATTCCGATAGGAAGGTAGCAGAAATGAAAGGTCCCGAGAGACCTATTTTTTCGCAATCCGATAGAAGACTGATGCTATCAGCAATCAGGTATGTTGATGTGGTCCATACGTTTGACACCAGACAAGAGCTAGAGGAGTTGCTGGAATCGATCAAACCTGATACAATGGTAGTTGGTTCCGACTGGAAAGGAAAAGAAGTAGTAGGTTCACGCTATGCAAAATCAGTTCGGTTTTTTGATCGACAAGGAGACTACTCCACCACGCAAACAATTCAAGGTACTCCTTATCGGTGACACCTGTACGGACAGATATGTCTATGGCAGAGTCACTAGGATCAGTCCAGAAGCGCCTGTACCAGTCATGGTTTACGACAGGGTAGAAGATGCCAAGGGCATGGCATGGAACGTCAGAGAGAATCTACTGTCCTTTGGGGACGATGTTTACATGATGACTCATGAGGCAAAGATCACCAAGACTCGATATGTAGATTCCAAGTCTAACCAGCAGATCATGCGGTTGGATGAGAATGATGAGGCAGAAGATTTTGGATGGGATCTACCAAAAGAAAAGTTTGACGCTATGGTCATCTCTGACTATAACAAAGGATTCCTTTCCCAAGAGAAGATTCAAGAGTTGGTAGATTGGTTTGATGGTCCTGTTTTTATCGACAGTAAGAAAACTATTCTCCCAACTACTTGTTTTATTAAAATCAATGATCGTGAAGCACAAGAATTGGAAGGAGAATATCCTAATCTAATTGTCACTAAAGGTTCTGAAGGTTGTACTTACAATGGCAGAACCTTTCCTGGTATTAAGGTGCCAGTGTTTGATGTAGCAGGTGCTGGTGATACGTTCCTAGCAGCTCTGGTACATTTCTATCTGTTGCTTGGTACGATTGATCGTGCCATTCCATATGCAAATAAAGCAGCAGCAATTGCCGTTACACACTTCGGCACTTATGTCCTATCTAATGATGATGTAAATGAAATACGTTGTTGACATTGACGGCACCATCTGTTTCCCTGGTGAAGGTGATGCTGTATATACTCACGCCAGACCCAGGACAGATCGTATCAGTAGAATCAATCAACTGTACATCGAAGGGCATGAAGTATACTACTTCACAGCTAGAGGTATGGGACGCTATAATAATGATCGCCAGAAAGCATATGATGAATTCTACGAGTTTACCAAGAAACAATTGTGTGAATGGGGGTGTATGTTCAACGATCTGTATCTAGGTAAACCTTCTGGCGATATATACATTGATGACAAAGGAGTCAGTGACCATGAGTTCTTTAGTTAAACACGTACCCAAAGGATGGGGATACGAGAAATGGATTGTTAACAACGAAAAGTATTGTGGAAAACTCTTATTTTTTGAGAAAGGTAAGAAGTGCTCTTGGCATTACCACAAACTAAAGCACGAAACTTTCTACTTACATTCAGGTAAAATTTATTTGTACTATGGTTTCGATGATGATTTCTACACAGCTGACCGCACAATATTAACCCCTGGGATCCCTTTCGAGATTCCCAGGGGCATGAGACATCAAATGATTGCTATAGAAGATTCTGAATTATATGAATTTTCTACGACACACTTTGAGTCTGATTCTTATCGAGTAACGAAAGGTGACTGATGTATGTCTCGATTGAGACAAACTCTTTTTCATCCCACTTAAAATTAGAAATAGTATTATATTGATACTTGTCTTTCAGATGTTCGGGGAAGGGGATCTCTTTGATCTCCGCCCCGAATTTTTCTGCAATGATTTCTGCTACCTGTCGGAAAGAATAGACGTGTCCAGATCCTAGATCGTAGATACCAGATCCAGCACCATTGTTATCCACAACGTCCACAACATCATCGACCCAGATAAAGTCTCTCTTACAGTTTTCAGATCCTTCAAAGATTTCAATCACACCATTCTGTACTGCTTGTTCTGCAAACTTGCTTACAGGACTACGTTGATTACCCTTATGCTCTTCACCCAGACCATATACATTAAAGAATCTGAATCCTTGAATGAGTTCAAATCTATCAATATTTTCTGACACCCACAGATCTACAGCAACTTTTGACTTTGCATACAAGTTTAGTGGATCCATGCTACCATCATGCTTGTTTCCATAGACAGAAGCAGATGATGCATACTTGACAGGGATACCATGCTCAATAGCTTTCTCAAATAATCTAATGGAGAATTCTACATTGTATGAGTTCAATGCTTCTTCATTGGTTTCAGTTGTAGAAGAGATTGCGCCCATGTGAATAATCTCATCAATGTCTTCCCAACCCTTGAAGAACTCTAGCATTGCCCAGCAATTGAAGTCTTCCATGCCAATAAAAGGTTGATGCTTCTCTGCAAATTTCTTTCCAATGAATCCATTGCATCCCGTAATCAGTTTAGGCATCGTATTATAGACCAGTATAAATAAGTATAACACAGAAGGACTATAGCGACAACCAGATGTCTAATCCCACTTTCGGATATTTAGCGTCTCTTGTTACACCCCTTAAAACGAGAGTCGCGCTACACACTGCTGAAGCAGGAAAGGTCGTAGAGGGTAAACTTGTATTCACACACAAAGACCCTTATCCAGTAAGGATTAGAGTTGGTGTGTCTTCTGGAGGTCTTACAGACTTCAATCCAGAAAATTATATTCTCTATGACTATGAGATCGGAGAAGGCGAAAGCTATGAAACCGATACCATTTACTATGGAAACAACCAGACACTAGTTGTTTGGTCAACATGTGCTAGCACCACAGTTGTTCTTCATGGTCAGATTAAGGCAGATCCAACACCAACTGGATTCGTAGCCGCAGCATTAATGTCTCCAGCAAAACAGAACAAGACATTATATGCTGTACCAGCAGATGAAGAAGCACTGGTAAGTGTATTTGTTGCTAACCAGAGTCCATCTAATGCAAGATTTAGACTTGCTATTGTTGACTCTACTCAAGCACCAGTAATTAATTCTGATCAGTATATTGAGTATAACCAAGATCTAGCACCAAGACTTTCATATCAAAGAAGAGACATTAAGGTAAGAGGTGGTCAATCTATTGTCGCTTATTCCGACAACCCAGACCTTTCTGTTTCTGTCTATGCAAAGTTCAATTATTCTGTAGTTGATACCGACTTCACAGTTAGTGGAGCATTAGATGTAGGTGGCGCATCCCTTTTAAGAGGAACTCTAGAAGTACAACAGGCAGCAACACTCAAAGAAACTCTAGCAGCAGAAAAAGCAGTTACTATCGGTACTGATGCTACACCAGCTACTTTGACTGTTAAGGGAGATCTCGATGTAGGACCAGTAAACATAGCACGGACAACAGGCAATGTTTCTACTAGTGGAGTTGTCACTGCAAGTACAGTAGCAACTAGTGGAAATATCATTGCTGGATCTAATAAAGTTGTATTAGATGGAACCACGGGAGACCTTACAATGGAAGGGCAGTTGACTCTTCAGGGAGGATTTGCAGGTGATTTGAATCTTCTAAATAATAAAGTAACGAATCTGGCAGATCCTGCTGCCGCAACGGACGCTGCAAACCGCAAGTACGTTGATAGTAAAGTTGTAGCATTCTCTATCGCACTAGGATAATAACGGAGTTTATAAATGGCAAAACGACAAATTAGAGACTATGTATTCTCCCCAGGTATCGCTGGTGTTGGTACTCTAAAGATCCTGGACAAGGTAGATGTCGATCAGATTCTGCTGATTACCAATGCTACCAAGAACGTCTTCTTATATAACTTCAGTGATCCTTCCTTACCGATTTCGGTAGCCTTCACATCAACATCAGACGGTTCTGACCCAGACTTTCCATACAGTAACACATTATCGAATGGTGTGACCACCATCACGTTCCTGTATGATACCTCTTCTCACTTCCCATCAGATAATATCCTTATCTTTGTGGAAGCCGAAGAACAAAAAACTAGACCATACGACTTCGGTACTGATGCTATCGAACGTATGAGGTTTGCAGAACCTCAATCGATGCTTGACGCTGACTTTGAGTATGGCATTCAACCAACCAAGTGGCAGTCTCTTGACCTGCTGCGCGGTTATCCTTCTATCTACGAAGTTCCTGGATCTGATATCGGTCTAATTGCTGTAACAACCGATGCTTCTCAAGGAAGCGGTGGTATCGGTCCTTCTAAAATTACCGTTGATACGGTTCTCGATCATGGTCTAGTTGTTGGAGATCCTATTTCTATCAAGGGTCTGGACGATTCTGTTTCTGGTTTCGCAAAAGCAGAAGGTTCGTTCATCATTGACTCTGTTCCTAGTGTAACGCAGTTTACCTACTACGCCAAAGCAAAGGTAGGCACTACTGCTGCTACTCCATTGCTGTCTTCTTTCACTGTTCTGAAGCAAGCAGGATTCTACACTGGTGCTGCAATTGGAATTAACCCCACTTTTACTGTAGTAACACAAGGTGCTAGTGGAAACTTTGCAACTAGAGGAGCTGCTTCTACTGGCGCTACAAGACTCGGTGTGGACGGAAACTCTACATTACCTCCAATCGGTGCTCCTCTTGGAGGAACTGGTATTGCTAGTGGTACACAGGTAACTGCTGTTATCGATACAGATGCTACTCTAAACATTACAGACTCTTTCACTGCTCCAGTGTCGGAGATCACATTTAATGATACTGCTTCCATCGAAGTGGGTTCTGGTTTAGACGATGGTTCTGGACAAACTATTTTTGTTACCAATATCAATGGTAATGTAGTTACTTTATCTTCTCCATATCAAGTTGATAAAACTGGTAATAGTTTTGTATCTCAAGCAATCGCTGCTGCTGGATCTAACTTTGGTAATGGTAATGGTGCATCGTTCGACATTACTAGATCTAATGGTGCATACACCACTGTCGTAGTTAATCCACAAAACTTCTACAATGATGTCAACACAGGAGCATATACTGGTCTAGGACAAAACGCTACATTTAGTATTGAAAGAATTGGTGGCGCATCTCCCTCTTATCAGAATGTCTTCCCACAGAATGCTGGTACAGGATATTCTGCAACTGAAACTATCGTCATTCCTGGCACATCCCTAGGTGGTGCAGACACTACTAACGATCTAACAATTACTATCCAGACTGTTGATGCAAATGGATCTATCGTAAGCATCACATGGGCAGGAACTCCTTCTGCTACTCTTTCGAGAGCAGGTCAAGGATATTCTGTTGGTGAAGATCTAGTTGTTTATGGTAACGCACTTGGCGGTACATCCCCACTCAACGATCTCAACATTCACATTACTGGTGTTGGTGCAAACGGCGAAGTTGATACCTTCGATGTCACTGGTACTGCTGTTCCTTCTAGTCAAACTTATAATGGTGTTGAACAGTCCAGCACATCTGGATCTGGTATCAACGCTGGTTTCCAAATCGAGAGAGTTGGTTCTGGACAAAGCACAGCACAGGTAGATGAAGTTATTATCGGCGGAACTATTGAAGCTGATGATACATTCAAAGTTACCATCAACGGTACAACAGATTACACTTATACAGCACAAACAGGTGATACAATCACTGCTGTTAGAAATGGTTTGATTACTGCAATCAATGCATCCAGTATTGTATATGCAGAAACAGGAGCAACCAGTGGAACTCTAACAGTAACAGCACTAACTGCAGGAACTGCATTTACTATTGCTGTCCTCACAGAAGATGCTGGCGGCACTACAGCAGATACACAGACTATGGTTACGAATTCCGTAACCCCTAACGAAAATAATACGACCACACCTGCTTATAATGTTACTGTTGCCAACGGAGGTCAATCTTATGCAAACACTGACACTATTACTATTCTAGGCAGTGTTCTTGGTGGTACAGATGGTGTTAACGATCTTACCATTACTGTTCAAACTGTCGATGCACAAGGCGGAATCACTGGTATCACTGCAAGCGGTACACCATGGGATGGTAACCAAGTTTATCTTAACTTTGCTGCTAACCCAACTGCATTCGACGCAACTTTCACACCAAGAATCTCCTCTGGTGCATACGCTCCAGAAATTACTGATGGTGGTACTGGATATAAACTAGGATATCAATTTATCATTCCTGGTGTATCTCTAGGTGGTGTTGCTGGTGTAAACGATATGACCATCACGGTTTCTGACGTTGATTCTAGCGGAACCATCACAGCAGTTACTGCTACTGGTGTTCCAGTTTCTGGAGACTCTATCGTATTCTTCAAAGCAGTATCTTTGAGTGCTCCAACCACAGCAACTATTGGAACAGGTTCCACGGTTACATACTCTGCTATTGCAAAAATTAATGTAGAGTTTACCACAAACCATGGTCTAGTACCTGGTGACACAGTTCTCGTTTCGATTACATCTACTGCAACTGGTCACGATCTTGCGTCAGGTCCATTCTTTGTTGACGAAGTACCTGGTCTAAACAATTTCACGTACACAGCTAGAGCAACTGGAAACGTAACAGAATCTGGTCTGCAAGGTTCTGTATATCCAAGAACTGATTCTTTCTATACACACAGACCATTTGACGGTGGTGTTCAGTTGGGTACAGGTTCTCCTGCTCACGGCGCACAGGCAGTTCGTCAATCCAAGAAGTACATCAGATACCAGTCTGGTAAAGGTATCATGTATACCACTGGTGCTTTGTTCGCACCTTCTTATGACTTAAGGAGTGTGACTGCCGATGGCACTGCAATTGGTAGCATCATCACTTGTGTCACAGATGACCTCAACCACGGTCTACAGGTTGGTGCAGAAATCCAGTTGACTGGTTTGACCACGGCAGGATACAATGACCGTTATACAGTAGCATCGGTTATTGATGAGATTACATTTACTGTTATTGCGAAGAATAACCTAGCATCTACAGCAGCAGCATTTGGCGATCAACCAGTTGTCGCTCTGTACAAATGGCAGGGTGCTACGGTTCGTGCTGGCGCATTCGATGACCAGAACGGTATCTTCTTCCAGTATGACGGAGCAAACATTGCTGTTGGTTTGAGATCTTCTACATTCCAGATTGCTGGTACTGTAACAGCAACATCTGATTCTAATGAACTAACTGGAACCAATACCAAGTTCACTGAACAGTTATCTGTTGGTGACAGAATTGTTGTTCGTGGTATGTCTCACGTCGTTACCAAGATTGATAACGATACCAGGTTGTCTATGAACCCAGACTTCAGAGGGGTCACTAATGCAGTTAATGTTAAGGCAGCACTGACTAAAGAGATTATCATTCCACAGTATCAGTGGAACATCGATAGATGTGATGGCACTGGCAAATCTGGATATGACATTGAGATCAACAGAATGCAGATGATCGGATTCCAGTATACATGGTATGGTGCTGGATTCATCGACTGGATGTTTAGAGGTCCATCTGGTAACTTTATTTTCTGCCACAGACTGAAGAACAACAACAGAAACAACGAAGCGTTCATGCGTTCTGGCAACCTACCCGTTCGCTACGAGGTTATTAACGAAGGTGCAAAGGGTAGACTCGCTACTCAACTTTTACAATCAGAAGTAGATACCATTACACTTAAGGACGCTACTTTGTTCCCCAACACAGGAACACTTCTTATTAACAACGAGATTTTAAGATACACAACTAAATCTGGAAATCTTTTGAATGGTCTGACAAGATCTGCGAACTACACCAACTTCTCTGCAGGTTCCCAAAGAACCTATAAAGCAGGTTCTGCTGCTACTCACGCAGAAAACACTGGTGTTATCTTACTATCTAACACAGCAACTCCACAGATTAATCACTGGGGTTCTGCATTCCTGACTGATGGTGGATTTGATGAAGATCGTGGATACCTGTTTAACTATCAGGAAAAAGAGATTGAGATCACAACCACCAAATCTACCATCTTCCTAATCAGACTGTCGCCTAGCGTTTCTAACGCTATCACTGGTGACCTAGGTGAAAGAGAACTTATCAACAGAGCACAGTTGCTTCTCAAGAACATTGAGATCACCACGCAGGGTGGTAACAGTTCTCAAGGTGTCATTATTGAGGGTGTTCTTAATCCCAAGAACTATCCAACCAATCCAAATGACGTTACCTGGGCAGGTTTGAATACAGGTGGTGCAGGTGGACAACCATCATTTGCACAGATTGCATCAGGTGGTGATATTACATTCGTTGGCGGTCAGTCTCCCGTCCTTGCATCCAACTCTAATACCCAGAACTACAACTCTAACTACGTTTCGTTTAACACCTCTGATATTGGCGGTGTTCAAATTGGTTTTGAGGTAACTGGTGGTGACTTGAGAGGAGGAACCACGGTTGTTAACATCTTCAGAAGAGATAGCAGCAGAACTTGGATCCAGTTCTCTGACAGAACTAGAGCAGGTAGTGCAGGTAGCACAACCTACACATTCCAGCCTCTGACTGGTGCAGCAACTCCTGGTGAGCAGGTCTTCGCTTTCACGGCATCTCCTGGATCCAGAGACACTATCGATCTTTCTGAACTGAAGGAACTTACCAACACTCCAATTGGTGGTAGAGGTACATTCCCCAACG